GATGTCGTCGCGGATGGGGCGCACCTCATCGATGCTCTTGCCGGCCGGGTCGGCCAGCTCCCAGTCCTCGTAACGCTTGCCCGGAAAGATCGGGCAGACATCCCCACAGCCCATCGTGATGACCACGTCGGACTCCCGCACCTGCTCGGTCGTCATCAGCTGGGGAACCGCCCGCGAGATGTCGATCCCCTCTTCGGCCATCGCCTGGATCGCGATCGGGTTGATCTGGTCGCCGGGCTCCGACCCTCCGGAGCGCACCTCGACGGCACCACCGGAGAGAGCGGTCATGTAGCCGGCGGCCATCTGGGAGCGGCCTGCATTGTGGATGCAGACGAAGAGAACGGTGGGAGCGGTCATGGTGGGCTATCCGATCGGTTCGAGGGGGACGAGATGCGGCGCGAGGTCGCTCACGCGCTGGGAGAGTTCGTCGTAGGCGGCGTCGAATGCTTCGGGGGTGCCCACTCTGATCGGGTCGGGCACCGACCAGTGCAGGTCGCCGACGTCGGCGAGTTCCTCGTGTGCGTTGTCACACACGGTGACCACGAAATCGGTGTCGGCGAGCACGTCGGTGAGCTGTCGTGGGCGGGTGGATGCGAGTGGGGTGCCGTGCCGCGCTGCAGTGTCGTTCGCACCTGCCGCGATCTGTACGGCGGGATGAGTCCCCGCGGATTCCGCCGGGATGTCGCTGTTGCGACGCCAGAGCGCGGCCGCGATCTGGGAGCGCGCGGAGTTTGCCGTGCAGACGAAGACAACCCGGGTGACCGCCCGGGTACGGCTCACATAGATGCCGTCGACGGTCGGGCGGAGGAGGTGCAGGTAGTTGCGCCGACGGTCCGCCTCGGAGCGGCTGCGGGACAGCATGCCTTCGCCTTCCAGCACGCTCAGGTGGTGGGAGAGGAGGTTCGACGGAACCCCGAGAATTCTGCCCACCTCTGTCGAGGTCAGATCGCCGAGGTCGAGCAGGTCCACGATCGCCAGGCGGGTGGGATCGGCGAGGGCCGCGTGCTTCGCGGCCCTCGCCATCAGCTCGTCATTGTGGTCAGTAGACATTGAGTCAATGATCTATGAGTAAAGTGGCAACGTCAAGTGCGCCAGCGGGGGAGGGGCACGCGAGCGGGCCACACGCCGGATCGCCGCCGGACTTCCTGGCAATAGCGTCGCCGTGAGCCGACCGCGAAGGCCCGTCAAGCGCGTGGGCCGTCAGGTACCTCCCGAGCTCGCTCTCTCGCCGCCTCGCGACCCAGCGCAAGCGGGTACTGCAACAGACCCCAGATGGAGTAGCCGAACTGGAAGAGTATGCAGAACCCGCCAAGCAACACGAACAGGAGCAGCATCCGCTTCCCAGTGATCAGAAAGGCGACGGTTCCCGCCAGGCTTACAACGAGCCCGATCATCAGGACGCGCTCAACCACGGAGAATCGGGACCAAAGCCTGCGCATGGGCGTCACGGTACACGCCGACACATCCTCGGATAGGCAAGAGCCAGCTCGGAAGAACAGGCAGCAACCGGCCTTGGTGTCGAACGTCAGGCGCATCCATTACGTCGAGTACGACCACACCGAGCGAGCAGTCGGGATCCCGGCGGGTCACGGTCGCTCGGGACGCAACTACTTCCTCCCGGCGGCGTGTGCCCCCGGATTTTATGCGACACGGGTGTGCGGCACACGGCAGCGTCTCGGAGGCGGGCTGCTAGCTAGAGACTATCTACGCCAAGTAGACCGGGACGCTGAAAGTACGGTGGGCCCCGTCGGGCTCGAACCGACGACCCACGGATTATAAGGGCGACGTTTCGGCCATAGGAGAGCGCCTCGCGTCCGCACATGAGGACGACCATGTCGCGCCGATCACACCGCTGCATGGCATCGTGAAGCGCCACAGCGTTCACGCCGGTATGGCGCCGATCGTCGATCTCTTTGGCGAACGCGAGGTCATCTGATGGCGGAGCAACTGGGTCCGCTCACCGCGATAGATGCCGTTCCGGTGACCGCTGAGGAGCGGGACAGGCTCGCGCGGATTCTGGCAGATCAGATCGTCGACGGTGGCCACTTCCACCAGGAAGAGCTCGGTCGCTACCGCGCGGCGCGCGATCGCGCCCGGGCCGCATTGCGGGCGGGCGTCGACGACGTGTCTCGGCGCCGGCGGGCCCTGGCTTCAGGTGTGGGGGCGCGCCGCGATGAACTCCTGGTCGAGTAACGTCATCCCCTTCCCGGGGACCGGTATACCGGAAAATAGGGCGAGCGTTACTCGCCTACAGTCTGGCCCCATGGAATGGGGATTCATCATGGGGGCATACGCCACAAGCCAACGGGCCAAGAACATGGCCCGGAAGACGATACGCAATCGCGAGGAATGCATACTGCTGCTCGCTGCTCAGACAGGGAAGTCGATTGAGCAGATCACGCACGACGACCTACTGCAGTTCCTGACCCGGGCGCATCCGCGCACGGGACGGGAGATCCTGCCGTCGACGAAGGAATCGAACCGCAGCTACCTGCGGACATTCTTCCGCTGGGCGCGCGTCAACGGCTACCGATCCGATGACCCGGCGGAGTCGCTCGAGTCGATCAGGGTGCCCAAGCGCAAGCCGCGACCATTTCGCGCCGACCAGGTGGACGCCCTCATGGAGTCGGGATCGTACAAGCGCACCCGGGACCTGATTCTGATCCTCGTGCACACGGGACTTCGGGTGAGCGAGGTAGTGAAGATCCGCGGTGAAGACATCGACTGGGAGGCGGGGACGCTCACCTCGATTCGCAAGGGCAACAAGGAGCACACCCTCAAGCTGCACCCGGAGGTCCTCGAGCTCGCGCGCCAGTATCCGCGTCGCGGCTGGTGGTTCCCCTCGCCGTACAAGAACAAGGCCTTTCCGAACGGCGGCGGACACATCCTCGGGAAGTCTCTGGGCGACGTGCTCGCCCGGCGCATCGACGCTGCCGGCATTGACGACAGCCGCCTCACCGGCCACTCCACACGCCACACCTTCGGTACGAACCTCGCCAAGGCGAAAGTGCCGCTGCTACAGATCAAAGACATGATGGGCCACGAGTCCGTAGCGACGACGCAGATCTACACCCTGCTCGACGACGACCAGTGGGATGCTGCGCTCCAGGCGTTGCCGCGTGTGACGAAGGTTGCTCACGCGGGCGGCGCTCGAGGGCCGAAACGCGACGCCGCTTAGAGGCCGAGCACGGACGTCTTTGCTGCGGCGAATTCGGCCTCGGTGAGCAGGCCGGCGGAGTGCATCTCACCGAGCCGCTGCAGCTCGGCCGCGACACCAGCTGGGGCCGCCGGCGCGGTCGCGGCGAGCGCGGTCGCCTGCTCGCGGTCCCAGTCCTCCTTGTAGGGGCCCCACGCCATGCCGTCCCACCAGCGGGTGCGCCGGCTGGTGGTCTCAGGGAACCAGCCTGCTGGCGGGTTCTTCGAGGCGGCCCGATCAGCTCGCCTGTCCTGCGCCGCAAGGACCTCGTCGACGCCGGAATGGAGCGAGAGCTTGTGACCGCAGATCCGGCAGTTCTTTGTGGCTGCCATAACCGCTTCGCTGAGGCCGAGGGTCAGCACTGCGGCGCCGGCGCGGCCGGAGTTGCGACCCAGGTTCGCTACGCCGCTGTTGGTGCACTTCTTGCAGTCCCGGCAGCCGGTGGTTACGTGAGCCATACACGAGATCATCGCACCGCGAGCGGTCTTCCGCGATCCCCACATCAGGGCGCATGCTGAAGGGATGGACGACACCGCCGCAACACCGAACTGCCCGGAGTGTCTCGTCCCGCTCGAGATCTCCGGGACCGAGGCTCACCCGTACTGGGTTTGCCCAGAGTGCGGTGTCGCTCGGCTGACGTAGGATCACTGTCACGAACACCGACCCCTCTGCCAGCTACGTCAGCTGGTAAGGGTCGGTTGTTGTTTCACTCGCGGAGGCCGGCCGCTCCTGACCGTCGAGGAGCTCGGGTTTGGCCCACACGTGGACGCCGATGCGTGCACTGCAGCGCAGTGTGCGCCCTGGCGAGTATCTGATGTTCGACCGGAGCCGAAAGATCGCCGTGCTGCTCCCGGTTGTCATCGGACCTAAGCGCACGAAGCTCATCCGCGTCGTGACCTGGGCGGAGCGGTCCGAGGACCGCGCCCTCATCGGATACTTCCCCGATATGGAGACGGCGGCGTGGCTGACATGGCAGATGTGGGTGAAGGCCAACCCGAGCTCTCCCGTCGACGAGGCTCCTTAAACGACGAATGGCCCCGACCGCCCACGTGAGTGGGCGGCCGGGGCCATTCGTCGTCGTTCAAATGAGGCGTATCTCGCCTCCGCCGCGGATCACGATCTCAGGATCGTCACTGACGCGCAGCTCGATGCTGCTCTGATCGCTCGTGATTGTCACAGCGCTTACGTCGATCACCGCAACGTCGGGGCCTTGGACAAGGCATCGAGCGCTGAGGCGGTCCGCGGCGAGCTCGAGCGGATGCCACCCTCCCTCGAGGAGGACCTCGAGGGCAGAGACGTCAGCCGGAACGTTCGTCAGGGGCCAATGGAAGTACTCGCGACCAGCACGACGAAGGGATGCCATCGACTACCTCCAAGGTGAGCCAGCACGGAACGGATTGGATAACGGGAGACCAGACCCCAGCGGGTGGCCTACAGGCGCGCCGGCTCGCAGTTGGCTGCCATGCGGAGAACCAACAACGATTGTGATGTCACGACCCGGCGGACGTGGTGCTGCTGGGACGAGATTTCCCGACCCAGCGAGTGCCACCAGGACTGCAGCCCACGCTGCGGTGATGGAGACGAGATCTCCGCCACCGGCGAAGGACACTGCCGAACTCGCTCCGGAACGTGCTCCCGCAGACACAATGCCGGCCCCACTCAACGTCGCGGCCGCGAGCACACGAGCGATCGGCGTCGCGGCGACCGAGCCGCCACCGGTCAGTGTCGCCTGCCCGCTCGATGGAGCGCCAGCACTCAGCAGGCCGACGCCTGATAGAGCGGCTGGCACGGTCGGAGACGGCGCGCCTTGGGCTGCGAGAGCGCCAGCACCGCCGAGTATCGGCATGGCCGGAACTCGGGCGGTGCTCGCCGCGGTCAGCGCCCCGGAGCCTCCCAGAGGCGCGGCCGCGGTGGTGCGGGCGGCGGGTGCCGCTGCGAGCGAGCCCGAACCGGCCAGGGACGCAGAGACGGCGGTCTGTGACGTCGGTGCGCCGGAGAGCGTGCCATCGCCGGAGAGCGTGCCAGAGCCGGTTGCGGCAGCCGATGCGGTCAAGGTGCCGGAAGATGCGAACACCGCAGCCGTCGAATTGGCCGGAGCAGCGACGGCGCCGAGTGTCCCTCCGCCGGCGAGTGTCGCCGGTCGGAGGAAGGCGATCTTGCCGCTGGCCGACAACGACCCGGATCCCGATAGAGCGAGCGACGCCGCGGCCGACTTCTTGCCTGCGGTCGTCAGGGTGCCAGAGCCAGACAGCGACGCTGTCCCTGCGGGCCCTGATCCATCGGATGCGATGACGTCGACGCCGTACCAGGCTGACGAGCTGCCGAAGTCGTCCCCGCCGCTGATCGCGAGATTCGGTGAAGCGTTGCCGTAGTTGTACCGCGATGCTGTCGCCACAGTCTGCATCGGTGAGACAGTCTGTGCGCTGGCGAGGACACTAGCGACCGCAGGGTAGTAGACGTGGCTCGACAGCGCCAGAATGTAGACGGCCGCAGTGACGTCGACTCCCGATGTCAGCGTGTACGGGGTCGTGAAAGGGAGCGTGTTCCAGCCCGACACCGCAGCGACCGCGGCCGACGAGGCGAGCAAGGTCGAACCAGAGACGCCGGCGAACAGATATCCGCGGATCGTCTCGCCCACGCCGATGGCCGGGACCCAGAATCGGACGCCCGTCGCTTGAATCCCGGCTGACGTCGAGTGAACGACGGTTCCGAGCACCAGGCTCGCTTTGTTCTGGTCGTCGTTGCTGCCTGCAGGCGTCAGCGGGAGGTTGGAGGGGAAGTTGTAGACGGTCACGACTTCCCCTCCAACGGGCTAGGACTGCGTGTAGGTGGCGGTCACCGTGTAGGTGCCCTGAGATGCGAACGCCTGCGACGTCACCGCCACCGAGTCCCCGACGGTCGCTGCGGCCGGCGTCACCGACGAGCAGACACCGAAGTATGTGACAGTCGTCGACGCGGGTACATCGAACGGAGTCGCCGCCGACACGATCGCCGACGCCGACGCGCTTCCCCAGGTAAGTGCCTTGCGGTTGTACGCCGGGGAGCCGCCCGTGACCTCGCCAGTCGCCGTGCCCGACGTGCCCGGGTCAGCGGTGAACAGCGCCCCGTACGGGTTCGTGGTGCCGTACGCCGTGGCGAGAGCGTTGCGGGTAGACAGGTTTCGGATCGCCATGGTTAGGCCTCCTCAGTGGCAGCGAAGGTCTGGCCCGCGAGTGCGTGATCCAGGCTCTCCGGGATGTGGGTGGCGCCGTGGTATCCGCCGGGGCCGGCGTCGGGCTCGTCCGAGACGGTCACGAGCTGCCAGCGTGTGCGGGCGTCCTCCACGTATGCGTCGAGGAAGTCCGGGCGGACGAAGTCGACGGCCTCGTGGTCCTGGTACAGGTTCTTGCCGTCTTTGTCGGTTCCGACGATGACGGTGCTGCGCATGGTCACGCGCCGCTTGGTCACAACTTCATCAGCCATGGGGGTCTCCTACTCGTGTGTGCAGTGGTCGGGGGTGATGGCGTGGGCCGCTAGGGGTGCATGGGCTGTCGCGGTGTCTGCAGAAGCAGGTCACGCTGGGACCCAGGTGCCGCCTGTGACGAACCCGTGCAGGCCGCAGTCGTCGCACAGGATGCTCGCCACGATGGTCAGCGGTGCGCGTGAGACGATCGTGTGATCTTCGCCAAGTTGGAGGCGTGGCGCTGACCGCAGGCGGCGTCGATCATCGATGAGCTTGCAGTCATGCGCAACGCGAACGCTGCCGTCGGGACAGAACAAGATCTCGATACCCAGGTCGACCGGGACACGATCGGCCCCCTCGACGAGGGTTATGTCAACGATCTCCACTGGTGTTATTCGACGTCGAGATAGTCGCTGGAGCTGAGCGCGGGGTGGGGTGCCGGAAGGGAGCTGATGTTGTGCACTCCCGCGGCGTTCGCGGTTGCCAGAACGGGGTCGACACGGATGGCGACACCGAGCTGTGTTGCGAGCGCGTTGAGCACCGCGACGATGATGACGGGGACGCTGACCGCTGGGTCGAACCCGCCCGGGAGGATGAACGGGAGCACAGCGGAAAGGATCGTGGTCGCGATCGCGATTCCGGTCTTCAGTCCGCCCTGCCATTTTGCATCGAGGAGCTTCGCAACGTAGGTGCCGATCGCGCCGAGCACGAGGATGGCGAAAGGCACTGTGACGGTGAGGTCGCCCGGGTGCTTGAGCACAGTGTCGGTGGCGCCGACGGTGAGAACGAAGAACGGGAGCAGGACGGCGGCGTAGCGCTGGAGAGTGGAGTTCATGGTGTTGCCTTTCATGGTGTTGTCGTGCAGGTGTAGGTGGGTGCTGTCTTGTCGAACGGCTCGGTGCGGTTGCAGGTACGGGAGAGTCCGGACGTGCTGACCCACGTCCAGGAGAACGGCGGCTCGCCGGGGGCTCCGTCTGTGCCGTCTCGACCGTCAGCGCCGTTCGCGCCGTTGCTCCCGTTGGTGCCGTCTTTGCCAGGCGGACCGGTGATGGTTTGACCGTCGGCGCCGTTCGCTCCGATACAGGGGCCAGTGGCTTGCTGCGAGCTGCCATTGCTGTAGGTGATCAACCACGACCCGGAGGCCTGGCAGATCACGCTGATGACGGACGTGCCGTCACGACCATCGATGCCATTGGTGCCTGCCTTGCCCGGATCTCCCGCGGCGCCGGCGACGACGGATGCAGGCGGTGACACGGGGGTTTCGCCACTGGCTTTGACCTGGTCTCGTGTGGCGTCAAGGTTGTGGCTGAGGTCGGCGATCAGAGACTGTTGCTGCCCGATGACGCGAGACTGGCTGAAGTTCACGCCGGCGCCGATGACGACCGCGATGATCATCAGCAGCGTGATCACGAGAACTAAGGCTGCCTGGATTCGCAGCGGAACACGATGGGGCTTTTCAGCCTCAATCAGTTCGTCGGGAGTGGGTGCCTGTCCGGTCATCGTCTGGTCCTACTCGTCGTAGAGGTCATCTGGCCATTGCTCCGGTTCCCCGCCTAGCTGCTCGACCTGGTGCATCAGTCGCCAGCAGAAGTTCACGAGGCGCGTGATCCGTTTGTTGAGGGTGTCATCGCGCTTCTGCCGGGCGCTTTGCCGAGCGATAAGAGAGGCGAGCCACCCGCCGGATGCGCCGATCAGTGCGATGAGCACGCCGACGAGTGTTGGTCCGATCCACTCGGGCATCTGTTCCCCTTCGGGATCGTGAGGGGGGTAGTCCGGCAGCGGAGACGACGCCGACCGCCGCCGGGATCTCTCCCAGCACCCCAATTCGGGGTGTATCTGAGCAATTAATTGCTTCTGTCGCTGATGAGGATTAATTTGGGCAGCATGAAGATCACACGCGACACCTTCACCAAGAGCCGCATCCCCGTGCTCGCACAGGTGGGAATCGCCGCGGTCACCATCGGCGCACTCGTTTTCGGCGGATTCGCGATCGGCAACGGCATCCGCACCGCCCAGGCAGACCAGCAAGCCCGCACTGTCGCGGCCGCCGAAGCTGCCGCTGATCAGGTGGCCGCCGAGGAGGCAATGTTCCAGGCCGCCGCCAGCGCGAAAAAAGAACTCGAAGCTGCCGCCGAGGCGAGCTATCAGGAGTATCTGGCCGCCAAGGCTGCCGCGGAGGCGAAAGCAGCTGCTGACGCGAAGGCTGCCGAGGACGCCCGCATTGCTGCCGAGGCTCAGGCGGCCGCTGACGCAGCGGCGAAGGCCACAACCAAGGCGCCGGCGCGCAACTCGAGCAACTCTTCGGGCGTCGTGAAGTGCCCAGCGGGCACGAAGGCTAACGCGGTCGACGGCGCCGGCAACGAGAGCGCCTGCGAGGCGCTCGGCGCCGGCGGCGAGCAGTGCCAGGCCTACGACGACAACAACAACTGCACCAACTGGTACAAGCCCTAGTAGTCCTCTTCCTGACCATCGAGCGCCGCAAGGCGGGTCGCGAAGGCGTTCTGGCGACGATGCATTCGCTGCATCACCGGGAGAAGCGCGTACACGAAGAGGCTGTCGTGCACCGCGAGCGGGATCGGTTCGCCGTTTGCGTCTAGGTGCAGTTGCTCGCTGTAAGTGACCGGGAAGTACTCGTCGCCTTCATCTTGCGAGAGGTCGTTCGGGATAAGTGGCCCGGGCACCATGATGCGCTCGTAGACGACGAACTGCCACAGACCGAGCTCGTGAAGTCGCTCCGCAATGACACCGATGTTCGTGCTGACGTGATACCAGGGTCCGACGTACTCCTCGAAGGTGGGGTCGTCGCGCTTGCGAAGTTCGACCGTGTACTCGAAGTAGCTGACCCCCACCTCTAGCACGACGTCAGGGTCGAGGTCAGCGAGCCGAATGTTGCTCTTGAACTTCTCGGAGGAGACAGCCGTGGCGATGTAGCCGTCTGAGGTGCGTCCCCACAACTGCACTCGCCCGGCCGTGATGTTCGTAGACAACGACTGGGCGAACACGTTGGTGCCAGTGACGTTCGTCGCCGTGACGCTCGCGGCGCTTACGTCCCCGGTGGCGGAGATGTTGCCGGTCACCGCGCTGCCGGCAGGGGGATGCGCGACCAGGTAATCGATCGTCGATTTGGTGTATGAGTTTGCGGCGATCGCCGCGGCCACCTGCGCGTTCAGGTTCACCAGCGCTGTCTGTACTTGCTGAACGAGCTCGCCGATCTGCACCGCACCGGGTCGCGCAAGCTCACGCTGGGCTCGACGCACTTCTGAGAAAGCCCGACCGATTGGTGCCATTCCGTCGCCGGGTGGTGTCGGGTACTTGGTTGCCATCAGGCGACCAGCGCTGGTGCGAGATCGATCTTCAGGTCGATGCCTTTCTCGTCGCCCGAGATGCCGATGATCCTCATGGGGAAGTCCCCTCCTGCGTGCTTGAACGGATCGCCGGTGAGCGCTTTCGGGTCGAACGCGTCGATGTGGATGTTGCAGAAGTCACCGACCTGGTAGTCCCCTACCTGCGGTCCGGCGGGGTTGCCGAGCTGGTCTGTTGGATAGGCCTTCACCGAGAACGACCAGACTTCGACGGCACGTCGGCCAGCGATGACGTCGGCTGTCGCGTAGTCATCGAGAGTGTCCTGTCGGTCGACGGTGCTGTGCGAAGAGTCGGACAGTTCCATCAGCGGGTAGCCGGCAGAGACCAATGTCGGGTCATAGGCGCGCGACACTACAACTGTGCTGTTCTGCGCACCGCCGGTTTGCCATGCGAGGGAGCCCATCTTGGTGGCATCGGTGGTGATCTGGAAGTCCGAGATCGGGCTTTCCTTCGCAGTGAGGTCCCAATCGACGATCGACGTCGACGTGATGAGCGGCTCGGCAACCGTGCCGGTCTCCATGAGCCACTTCACGCCGAGGAGATCGTCGGTGTCGAGCGCCTGGAAGTTGATCTCCGGGCCATCGTCCATGTTCATGATGTCGGTGCAGGCTTCCCACACGGGTTTGAAGTTCACCGCGTCGTAGGTCTTCGTTCGAGCGGCCGCCTCGTCTGGCTGGAATTCGATGGGCACGTTGCCACCAGTCCAGGTACGGGCCTGCTGCACCAGGCGCTTCGCCATCGTTCCAAGGCTGATGCCGCTGAAGACTGTGGCGAGCGCCGGGTTTGGCATCGTCTTCGTCGGATCCGCTGGGTCGGGGACTGTCCACTGGTCCACGCCGATGGTCGCGGCGAGGACGGGGAGGATCAGACGGTGGTTGAAGAGAGAGGCCATGCCGGCGGCACGGAGGGTGAGAGTGCGCTTCGGCCGGTCGTAGACGCTCGTCCAGATCGGGCCGGCCGCCACGATGCGGCCGTTCTCCCGGACGGCGAGGAACGACTGTGCGGGAGCTGCGGAGCTGTCGAGGTCGAGATCGCGCACGTCGGCGTCGTTGAGGTCGACGGTGACGGTGATGGTCTCTGCTACGTGGATCTGGTCTGACCAGGGTCCGGTCATCACCGGCAGAGTTTGGAGGCGTCGACCGGTGAGCAGGTTGCCGATGAAGTACTCCGTCACCGATGGCTCCTTAGATCCAGATGAACCACCCGAAGATCAGCCAAAGCGAGATGTACGGGAGGACGAACACGCCGAAGGCGACCAGCCCGACGCCGGCGAAGATGCCGGCGCCGAGCATGGCCGCGATGCGTCGCATCAGAAGGTGCCCGCGTTGAGTGCGCGCTGGAGGGCACGGATGGTGTCAGGCCCACGGCGGCCGTCGATGCCCGAGGGGCCGACGGAGAAGCCGAGGTTTTCCAGGCGCTGCTGCAGGTGGCGGGTGGTGTCCGGGCCGTCGATGCCGTCGTGGCCAGCACCCGTGCGCAGCTGCTCGGCACCGATTGTGATCTTGCCGCGCTTGCCGTCGGGGTCGACGCCGAGCGCACGCTGCTCTGCCTTGATGGTGAGCGTGCCCTCCTTGCCGTCGACGACGAGCTTGTTCGACGCCGCGACCGGTGCCGGGGCGCCCGTGAGCTGCGCCAGGCGACCGACGACCTGGGGGCCCGCGATACCGACGTCGACGGCGAGACCCTGCTGCTCCTCGAATGCCCGCACGGCCTTCGTGGTGAACAGTCCGTAGTCGTTGTCCGCGCCGGTCGGGCCGAGGTCGAAGCCGAGTTGCATGAGCGCTGTCTGGATCTGCGCGGTCGACCAGGACGATGCGTTCCAGCCGAGCGGAGAAGCGGATCCCGAACCGACGCCGGCGAGCGGCGGTGCGCCGTTACCGAGGAGCTCGTTGGCCTTGTTGATGATGTAGGCGTAGTCGGTGCTGCCCGGGCAAGCCGTCGCTACCCAGTGGTTGTGCGGGAAGACGTTCTTGCCCCACACGAGCGGACCCCAGCCATGCCGGCGGGAGATGTCGGCGAGCAGAGCTGCGGAGTTGTCGAGAGTGGCGCGAGAGGGGCTGACTCGGTTGCCGTTGCCGTCGAGGTATCCGCCCTCGTGCTCGATCGAGATCGTGTGCTGGTTGGCGTACGTGTTGCCGTCGGAGAACGGGTAGTCCTTCTCAGCCACGTACTGGTGGATCCCAGACGGTCCGACTCCGTAGGTGGCGGATGCCTTGCGAGTGCTAGAGGCGAACACCTGGTCGGTGCTGCGCAGGGTTCCGACCATCCAGTGCAGCGTCGCGAAGAGCTTCGCGACGTTCGTCTGCGGGTAGAAGTTCGGGGAGCCCTTCCACTCGACTGCGGGGGTCACTGGTCGTCTCCAGTGAGCTCGGCGGCGAGCGGGTCGCCCATGCGCAGTTCCTCGGAGTCGAGGTGCGCTTCCTGCTGGGCGAGGATCTCGGCCTCTGTTGGTTCGGTCGGTGCCATGGGGTGCTCCTTAAATGCGAAAGCCCCGCGGGTGCGGGGCGTGGTGGGTAGGTTGGAAGCGGGGCGCTGCGCGCCAAAATTGCGCCGAGAATGGCGATTATGTCTATAAGGCCGCACTCGCGAACTGGACGCCCATCGGCGGAAAACGCGAGTTCGACGCGGCGATCTCCTTCTCCGGAGCATCAGGAACGATCTTCGACAGTCTGGTCGTTCCGCGGGCGCCGGGGTTCAAGCAGCGAGTCATCATCACCATCACTGCATCGATCGCTAACACGACCGGGGGAACTACTGGTGGCGTGAACATCCTCGCCACTGGAACCGGCGCGAGCGTGTTGTTTGCGGGCGGCCCTACCGTGACACTTGCCAATTCGGGAGCGTCGTATGCGGCAATGGCCGTTATTGAGATCGCCGCGGGAACGGGAAACTGCACGATTCAGCTGCAAGCATCTGCCTCATTTGGCGCCTTGGTCGTCAACGGCATTCGGGCGTCGCGCCTACTCGTGGAAGGCGAGTGGTAACGGGCCCGGGCTCACTTGTTGTAGCCAAAGACGTAGATCTTGCCCACGAAGGGCGCCGTTGATGAGATCCGCACTCCGTCGCAGGCTACGGCCACGTTGTGTCCGCCGAAGACGGTGAACACTCCGGCGACGCCCGAGGCTGGTACGAAGACCCCCGACGTGCCCTTCATGTTCGTGCGCAGCGCCGTCGTCAAATTGAACAAGTCCGTGGTGGACTCGACATCCACTGGGCCGCCGGTGCCCTGAGAAAGCTGGAACTGCGGCAGGGCGACGAACGTTCCCCCGACTGGGGCCGACCCGTTTAGTGTTACCACGTAGGCCTGGTAGTACGCGGTCCCGCCCTGGGGCGCGCCGCCGACGAGAAGCTGCAGGTTCATGGCCGAACCCGCTACGCCGGCGGTTCCGACAATCTCGATTCGGTAGTGATCGAAATCGGATGGCAGGCCTGTGATGTCGATCGTTCCCGCGACTGTCTGCGAGAGGGCGATGGTCGATCCGACGACCGATGCTCCGGAGCCTGAGACGGTGGGCGCGATCATCACCATCCCGGAGGAAGCGCGCTTCCACGCGCCGCCCTTCGAGACATAATCGCCATTCTCGGCCATCACGTAGCCTGGCTGCCCGTCGATGCCGACGAACGCGTCGCGCTCGGTCCCGTTTCGGAACCACACCTTTCCACCGGCCATGGCCGTGTACAGGTAGGTCGGTGTAAAGATGACACCGCTCGAGCCGGTGTTCGTCGCCGTCGACGGCACCAGGACAGTACCGAGTTCGATGGCGCCGGCCGGAAGACCTGCAGGGTTTCGGACGGGGATTGGTGCTGATGCACCGGCAAGAACCCCGAACACAGCGTTGTTGTCAGCGTCGGGGGTGGTGACGTAGGAGCTCGAGTCGTTCTGCTTGGCCCAGACCACATGGAGCGCAGAGTTCGAGCTCGGCGGGTTAGGCAGCAGAACGTTCACCGGGCCGTCGTTCGCCAAGAAGACCACTCCGCCATCGCGAACCGCCACCCCGGAGAACGCGGCCACGGCGACGTTCATGCTCGCCGTGGCGCTCAGCAGGTTCGTCGCGGCCGGCGGGAAGATCCCGCCGCGCGGAACGCCTGCTGCGTTGCGGACGACCATGCCGGCCATATCCAGTCGGAGATCGTTGGCGTGTGGGAGCGCGAGCTCCGCGCCGAATCCCTTTCGAAGCGTCATCGATTTCTCCTAGAGGTAGGCGGCCGCGGTGAGCAGCGTCATCTGCGGCGCACCCGTGACAGCGCCGAGCGGCTGGAACTGGATCTGGTGGGTTTCACCGGGGCCGATCTCGAATAGCCCTCTGGAGGTGAGAAAGCCCGAGACGTCAGAGGCCGCGTTGTCGAGATAGGCCCGACCGGTGCGCTGGTTGATGTAGACGGTGGAACCGAGCGGGATCTGGCGCTCGAATCGAATGACCCGGTTGCTTGTGGTATCGGTGATTACGAAGCCGAGCTCGAGTCCGCCGGTCACTTCGATCGCTGGTGACGTCGGCGCGGTTCCTGGGTTGGTGACGGCGACGCGGCCGCTTGCTCCACCAGTGCCGAAATCGATGATGGCGGCGCCGGCGCCGAGAGGCATGATGAGTCCGCCGGTGGCTACCGGGACGTCGGCGACCACGGGCACCTCCGGGCCGTATCGGAGCGGATCCGGTGCTATCACGTCGACGTCGAACTCGAAGGCGAGAGTCGCCCTGTTGTCGTTCGGCTTCACGTATCGGACAGACACCACACGGGAGGTTGTCCCGTCGACGTCGGTGAGCGTCATGATTTTCGGCTTGCCGTCGCCCAGCGCCCCGTTCAGTGCGTTCTTGGCGGCGATCACTTCGGCCCGCGTACTGGCTGAGAACCAGCCGTGGAACGAGATTGCCGCGGAGGTGCGCCAGTCCTGAGAGATTCCGAAGGCGCCGTGCGCTTGCGGGCGCTCGTTGACGTCGGACTTGGAGTCCGTGAGGTCGAACCAGCCGGTGAGTTTGTTGTAGTGGAAACCCTCCCGCCCGCTGGTGTCACCAGAGAACGGGAGGGAGCCGACTGTCAGGACTGGCATCAGATGTCTCCCGCGATCGTGCTCAAGAACTCGCGGCCGGCCTGACGACCTACGAGGCGCGCGTCATCCTCCGGACGAACAATTACCGTCATGGGTGCGTCGATGTGTGTCGTTCCCGCACCACCCCGCGCGGTTGCCTGGTCCAGGAGCCTGTTCTGCAGCTCGAGGTTGCGGTTACCGAGGCCGGCGTCGATGACGCGCTCCCGCCTTCCGGCCTCAGCGAGCCGCGCGATAACGCCCCCGCTGGTGGGGAGGATGTCGGCGCCGAGTGCGAGTTTCGGCACGTTCAGGTGTGGGATTTTCGCCAGCTTGATGTCGATCGCGCCGCCGGTCAGGTTCTTCAGGCCGGAGGCGATAGATGCGACGCCGGAGATGATGCCGTTGATCACGTCGATGATCGAGTTCGCACCGTTCAGCGCGAAGCCGATCATCGATGAGAAGGCCTTCTTGACGATGTCGCCGACACCGGAGAAAGCGTCGGACATCGTCTTGATCGCACCGGAGAAGTCGCCTCGGAGCAGCTGCCCGAACGCCTTGAACGCGGCGAGCAGCACCGTCGTGATGATGTCGGCCAGGGCGCCGATCACTGTCGCGACGATCTGAATCACGGGAGTGAGGATCTTCAGGAGCGCGAGCACGGGCTGCATCCCCAGAACGAGCATCTGGATGGTCGGCACCAGAATGGCGGCCAGCAGCTGAACGAGCGGGGCGATCAGACCGATGATCGGAATGAGCGCGGGGATGAGCGCCTGGATGATCTCCATCAGGGGCGGCAGCAGCGTCGTGATCAGCGGCAGAAGTGCATCGAGGACGGGCTGAATGACGGGGATGATCGCGGCGATCAGCGAGACGAGTGGGGGCAGCAGCGTCGAGATGAGCGTGCCCACCACGGGCAGGATCGACGACAGTGCGCCCACCAGTGCGTCACCGAGCAGAGGCAGCAGGGGCTGGATCTGAGCGAGAAGCTCGGACAGGATCGGGGCGATCAGACCCAGCGCCGTACCGAGAACCGGTCCGAGCTGGGCAGCCAGGGCCCCTACGAAACTGCCCAAGGTGCCGAGGGCAGCTGCCACGGCAGGCAGAGCCGGGCCGATCGCTAGGAGGCCCTGCTGGAGACCGTCGAAGAACGCTGTGAGACCAGTAGCGAAAGCAGGCTGAGCGATCGCGCTGGCGATCTGCCCGAGAAGGTTGCCGACTACCTGGCCCGATGTGGCCATGACGTTGGCGATCGTCGGCGCGAGCGCCGTGAACATGGCCCCGATCGGACCCACCGCATTCGCCAGGCCCTCAGCGCCGGCGGCGGCGCCGGCGAAGATCGTCGACAGGGTCGACTGGAATGCCGGCCCGTTGACGATCTCAGCGACCGCTGCGAGCGTGGTTGCCAGAACAGCCAGTCCGCCGCCGCCGGCTGCCTGCGCCGCGGTGTTGATCCCGTTGATGATCGAGAAGATCGAGCCGACGGATGAACCGAGCTGACCGAGCGCCGCGATGCCGCCGTCGATCCACTGGACCAGACGGCCATCGGCGGCAGCGCCCTGCACGAAGTTGTTGAACTGCGTCGCGATCTCGGAGATCCACGTCGCGAGCTTCGGCAGGTAGGTGCCACCGACCGTGCCGAGTGTGACGATGGTCGATGCGAATGCACCGGTGCCACCAGAGGCGATCGTGATCGACTGGTTCAGGTTGTTGAATAACCCGGTGAGGACGCCGCCGCCGAGCGCCGTCTTGAATCCGGAGGCGAGGCTTGCAGCCCAGCCGCCGAGCTCGGAGGCCGTGTTGGCGAACCCCTTGCGGAGGTCGGGCAGCACGGACCTGGTGAGGTCGATGATGGGTTTGCGAGCGCCTGCCCAGAACTTGTCGTTGATGATTGTCTGGAGGCCGCGGATCGAGGGGCCGAGGGCAGCGAGCTGCTTGGGTGCGTCCTTGAGAGCGACGACGAGCGTGGTGATGCCGACAGCGAGGCCGCCGACGATCGCGGGGGCCGCTAGGCCCGCTCCCCCGATCGACGCCAGTCCCGCTGCGACAGTGAACAGGCCTCCGACGGAAGAGATGCCTGCGGCGCCGATCGCGCCTACGCCGAGCGCCACGGCGGCGAGTTTCGGCAGGGCGCGGTCGAGGTTCATCAGCTTGTCGCCGATGTCTTTACCGATGTCACCGAGGAGGCGCGCGCCCGAGAGCGACGCGATGAGGGTCGCTGCCTTGGCGAGCGATGCCTTCGAGACGTTGATGCTGATCGGGATGGTGCGCCGGCGGGTGAACTCCTTCATGTGAGCCGCTGCGCCGAGCGTTTTGGCGTCGACGTCGAAGGAGATCGACTCGCCGTTCCACTTCTTCTGGAAGCGCTTCAGGTCGAGCTGCGCCTGGCGGGTGTCGACCGCCATGGGCACGTTGAGCACAGTGCTGTTCTCAATGCGCTGCAGCGTCTTCTTCAGGTCCTCCTTGAACCTGCTCGAGTTCGGCACGACGCGGATGGATACGCGACCTACTGACTTCCCGCCGGGACCCGCCATTGCAGCCTCCCAGCTTGTTCAGTTACCAGCGCCCCGCGAGGAACGCTCCTGTGTCGAAGTCGGCCAGGGTGCCGATCACCTCTGCGGCTTTCTCGGACTCTGCGACGGTCGGCCGTGGCCACCTGTCATCTGGGCCGAGCGGTGTGCCGCTGAGGCCGGCGATGAGCGCCATGATCGCGTCATGGGTGCTGGCTGCCAGGTATCGGTCCTGGCTCCAGCCGATGTGCTCGGGGCCGCCGAGGATCTCTGCCCGGTATCGCGAGTCGGGTTTGTATGCGAGCCCCTCCACGAACACGAGAGCATCGTGGACGGCCTCCATCGACGGCAGGGCTACGTAGTCGCGGAAACTGACCTGGTAGATCTGCTGGAAGTCGCCGATGAGGACGTCCCGATACTCAGCGTCTAGTTCGAGGAGGCAGCGGATTCCCCCACTGCACTCGCGTAGCGGGTCAGGAGCGCACCGAACTGCTCGTAGCTGGCGGTGTGAGACCAGTCGATGTATGCGTCGGAGTCGGCGGCGATCGTCTCGGCGAAGTCGTCGACGTCGGCGAGGACGTCGAGGAGCTCGACGAATGCGGGGTCGCCTGGCTCTACCTCGATCGCACCGTCGTCGTCGGTGAGGCCGTTCAACCGCGCGGCCATAGCCATGATCTTGTTGCGCTGGCGGAGCCGCAGCTTGTGGGGTGGCGTCAGCTGAGGAAGCGTGGCGAGGAGCTCGTCTTCGGTGACTTCCGGCTCCGTCTCGGGAGCGAGGTGGTCTTTGGGCTTTTTGGCGCCGGCGGGGATTTCGGGCATAGCGGACCTCTTTCGTGCGTGCGGACCTTGCGGGTGGGGCCCCGCCCAGGCGGTCCGCTACCTGACCTGGGCGGGACGTTCGTGACGCGCTACGTGCGCGTGTACGCTTTCGCCGGCGAAGCGCCGACGGTGGAGGTCACGACGATCGGCGCGGACCCTGCCGAACCTGCCGGCAGGGTGACGTATGCCTTCGTCTGGCTGATGACGTCGTACGCAGCGGTGACACCGCCGACGGTGACGCCCGTGACGTTGGTGAAGTCCGTGCCAACGAGGGTGATGACCTGGCCAGCGGCCGCGCCGGAGGGCAGTGCCGAGCTGATCACCGGCGCAGCGCTGACGAGGCTGGCCTTGTAGATCTTCATGATGCCCGGCTGGCCGTTGGCCGCCGCCGGGATGTCCGACGTCGACGCGGCGAGGATCGATGCACTGAGCGGCAGTTCGAGGAACTTCGCGGCGTCGAGGCTCGGAGCGTCTCCGATAGCGACGTTCGTGTTGGGGATGTAGAACAGCATGTTGGCGGTGCCGTCAGTGAGCAGCACGACCAGCGCCTTGTTCACCCCGACATTCGACGCCGGGACGATGTAGCCGCCGTCGACGTCGAAGTTGCCGCCGAAAGCCAGGTCGAGGGCGTTCTTGTCGATCTGGATGGGATTGACGCCGAGCGCCCACTGGACGGAGTCGTACACGGTCGAGATTCCGTCTGCCATGTACGAGTCGAGGACGGTCTTGTCGCCGCCGTCGCGCGAGAACGCGAAGAGGTTGTCCTTCGAGGTGTGGCCGAGGTTTTCCCACCCCGTGGGGCCGGGGCCGGTGAGCGTGAAGGATGCGAGGGGGTTGGCGCCGATAGCGGTGCCGAGCGGGGCGATGAACAGTGTTCCGTGCCCCGGAATGAATTTCTTAGTGACGTCTACAGACACTGTCTTCTCCTAGGTTGTGCGGACCCGCCCGGGAGGGCGCAGGAGAGTTAGTTGCTTCTGAGATCCAGGGCAAAGGAGCCCGAGTACTGGCTGACGGTCTTGCCGCCGATGTCGGGGACGTCGTCCTTCGACGGGTACTGCTCATCGCTCACGCTGGAGACCCAGAGCGAGGCGGTGTGTGCTTTTCCTGGAGTGTCCCAGGCGTGCACTGCGTCATACGCGGCGCTGATGGTGTCGAATGCTTCCTGGACGCTGTTCGCGATCGCGGTCAGGTCGAGGGTGACGAACCAGAGCCCGTCGGCATTCGCTGTTTGCCCGTCACCGCTGATCGCGTAGATGAGCACGGGCATCGTCGCTAGAGAGTCGATGTTCCGCTCGAGCTCGATGCTGGCTCCGGGTATGTCGCGGGCGAGCAGCGTGCCGACGAATGTCTCGGCGTCAATCACTGTGGGGGCCCGCTTTCTGGATGCGCACTTCCCAGTGCGCGCTCGAGCGAGATCCGGGGTAGAACGGCGGATCGCCGATCGTTTCCCAGTCGAATCCGTCCCAGATGACCAAGCTGTTGATGTTGCCCGGCCATGTGCGCGAGACGACAACTCGTTGCGTTACCGCTTCCACGCCCGCGGCGATCGCCTCGGACTGCGTGAGCGGTCGGCAGGTCACCCGGCGTACTTCCACCGGTGCACCAGTGTTGGTGAGCACCACGGCCGCGCGACCTACGCTGCGGGTGAGTGTGCGCAGCTGCACGTGCACGGTGTCGGGGCCGTCGAGGAGGCTCATCGCCAGCCTCGATCTATGCCGATGCCGAAGGTTCCCGGTGCGGCTGCGCCAGTCTCTCCGGTCAGGAGCGCGATATCGCCGGCAGTGAACCACAGAGCACCGGAGGCGACCTGTGCATTCTTGCCGTATCCGTAGCCGGCGTTGTTCTCTGAGGTGAATCCCTCGGGGTTGCGGATGACGCGGAAGACTGCGTCGGCAATGATTCGTTTGTAGCGCCCGGGTTTGAGCGCTCCGGTGGTCAGCCTCGATTCGATCAAGGCTGACCACCGAGTGTCGGCATCGTCGACGGCATCCTCGATTTGCTGCTCGAGGTACCCGTTCTCGAACTGGTCGGTGAGGTTGCCACCTTCCCAGCGCGATTGCAGGTCCGCGACCGTCACTTCAACGGATGCCATGGCGACTACTCCTCGTTGGACTCTTCGCGCTCGAGGTCGTCGAACTCGAGGCGCTCGATGAGCTCCGCGATCTCGCCGTCGACGGGCAGTTCGCGCTTCTTGAGCAGTTCGATCAGGGCGTCCTGGTCGAGGTCCTCGTAGACGGGAACCTCGCCGGCCGATCCATCGGTCTGCGCGACCGCGGCCGCGGCGGCCTGGGCAGCGTCAGCTTCCTGAAGGCGCGCGACCAGCACGGCCTGCTTGCCAGTGATGGCGAGCTTGCGCTCTTTGAGCAGGGCCTTCAGTTCCGGAATTTGGAGCGTTCCGTATTCGACGCCCGTCACGGCCGCCTCGCCCAGATCGGGCTCAGCAACTTCGTCGACGAAGACTTTCTTGTTCGTGACGATGTCCTCGAACTTCTTGGGCAGCTTGGAGCCAGCCTTGAGGACTGTGACCGTCCACGTCTCCGGATCGGTGACGTGGACGTCGGTCGCAAGAACCTTGCCCATCAGAGCACGTCCGCCGACATCGTGCCCTTCACGCCGGCGGTGGATCCCACCGGCAGGAAGATCGACGAGTTGAGGACCTCGATGCGCTCGGGGTTCGGTGCCTTGAACGCGGCAGCGAAGATGCCTGCCTGATCGCCGACACCGATCCCGTACTCGTCCTCGAACGCCTCCGCCGGCACGCCCCAGAGGGTCTGACCGATCGGCCCGGTGTCACCGACGAAGCCTGCGTTGGCAGACGGCACGAAGATGAAGCGGTCGAACGGAATCACGCGGCGCACCGTGCCGGTGATGTCCTCGTACTGCTTGTCGTAGATGATCACGTTCGTGATCCCATACGCTGCGAGCACCGAAAGAACCTCGCCCGGCGCGATGCGGGTGAGGCCGGTGCTGTTGTTGCCCTTGGCGGCCGCGATGATCGACGTGTTCGTCGCGAGCGCTGTCATCACGTTGGTGCTGGTGATGACAGTGTCGGTCGGCCCACCATTCAGCGCGCTGTAGTAGGCCTGCCACGCGAGGATGTCGGTCAGCGGGAGCGACGTGATGGTCGACCACGGGGTCGCGGCCGTCACGGTGTTGCCGCCGGGTCGGCCGAAGTCGATGACCGTGGTGATGCCGTTCTCCTGCGACAGGGTGACACTGCCATTGGCGATCAGATCGCCTCGAGCCAGGATGGCCCGGATCGCGAGCGACTGACCGTTGAGCAGCGCCTTGCGCTCGATGGCCTCGCCGATCGCGTCGTCGGACGCCTGGCGCAGCCTGAGCTGCTGGTACTCGTTGACGCGCAGCGCGATGCTGGATGCGGGGAGCGAGCCCTTGCGGCTGCCGATCGCCTTCTCTTTGCCGTACGGCGCCACAGCGTCGAACGAGCGGAAGGATGCCGCGCGCGGCAGCGCGAGGACGTCGGCGTCGAGGTCGAAGTCGAGCGTGATGCTCTCCGCGCTCGGCAGAAACTGCGTAAGCGGATCCTGCGCCTCGACCGCGTCGGCGGCTCCGCGGGCGACCGCGGTGAGTGTGCTCGCGTCGCGGAAGGTGTCGTTGTAGTCCACGTGTGTCTTCTTTCGTTAGAGGATGAACGAGAACGAGCACACCGAGGGCGAGCTGTCGTCGATGGTCCGCTGGGCTGCAACGGGCAGGTTCGCCGGGATGATGACTCCCTCGACGACGCGAGGGAAGATGAGGGTGGTGGCGAGCGTGCCATCCTCGTGGAGGATCTCGAGCGGCGCGGCGGTGATGCCGGCGATCTTGATACCGGTCCCGGCGACGTAGGGGATGAAGAAGTTCCCCGACTTCGAGAGGACGATGCCGGCGGGCACGACCTTGGTCGTGGCGTCGTAGTGGGTTCCGCTGGTGAGAGCGGAAACCTGCAGCGTTCCGGTCTGCGCGGTGGCGAATGCGGTGTGGTCCCCGGCGAGCCAGGTGTAGTCCGCAGCGGCCGGCGCAGGAACGTTGCGGATCGAGAGATCAGACATTCTGTTGCCTTTCTAGGCGTTGGTTTTTGTCATGGATTCGCGGGTCTGTTTGCGCTTCTCCGCGATGGAGGTGCCAGATCCGCCACCAGCTGCCGTCTGCCGCGCGAGAGCCGCCGCGACCGGATCGTCCTGCTGGTGCTTGCCGCTGTCGCTCGTGCCGAATACCGCGGCGAAGGACTTGAGCTTTTCGACGTCGATCGCGCCGCTATCGTCTCTGAAGGACTTGGGGTCGACGTGCGCGAAGGCCGTATCGACCTCGTCGTCGGTCTTGCCGGTGAGGGTCTGGAACCGGGCCATCACCGCGTCTTTGAGGTACCGCTCGGCACCGATGTTCTCGCCCTCGCGGCGAGCTTCCTCGCGGGCGTCCTCGACGGCCTTCTGCTGGTCGTTGAGGCCGTCCTTGCGGAGCTTCTCGAGGTCCTCGGAGTCCTTCCGCAGCTTGGCGAGGTCGATCCCCTCGGTCTTTTTCTGCTGCTTCTTGGCCTCGTGCCGCCAGTAAGCGGCCTGCTGCTCGACGGGCATGTCGGCGACGACCGTGTTCTGCGGGAAGCCGTTCTCGGTGAGGAACGCCGCGGCCGCGGTAGCAGCTGCAGCGTCGGCGAGAGCCTGCTCTTCTGTGGTGATGTACCGCAGGCGGAGCGGGCGGCAGATGATTCGCTGCCCGAAGGCGTCGAAGTGGTGCATGGGTATTCCTCCAGATCGGATGAAGCGCCCCAGAGCGGGACTATGACCGGCAGTTACCGGGGGTCTATGCGGTGAAGTTGGTCAGGAACGTCTCGAGCTGCGCGATGCGCTGGCGCATGTATCCAGCGGCGCGGAAGACGGCGATGTATTCGGGAGTCGTTCCGCCAGCGCTGTCGAACTTCACCGAGTCAGGCATGGCATCGAGCCGGGCCTGGGCGTGCTCGAGCTGGGCTGCGAGATCGTTGCGCTCTCGCGTCCGATCCGCGCGGATCGTGTCTGGGGTCTGTGGCACGTAGGCGGGTCGGCCGGCCTCTTCGGGAGTGCGGAAGTGGTCGCCTTCTTTGACCAGGACAGGACCGAGCTCACCGTGCTCCGTGACAGTGATGCGCGTGTTCAGCAGGTCTGCCGCCTGATTCGATCCCGCTGCCGCGTATAGCTTCTTCAGGTCCGCATCGTTGATGCGCAGCCCTGGGTCGTCGCCCTTCGAGATCCCCATGATCGTGCAGTTGCACGAAGGCCCGTGCATCGCCATCAGCGTTCCGACTGTGTACACGCGCTGCGCGGCGACCCAGCAAAGGCCACATGTGCCCGACTTCGACAGCTCGGGGTGAGGGACGCGTCGCCATCGGTCGACCAGGGGGTCAGCAGCGAGAACTCGCTGCGCCTCATCACGATCAGCGAGCTTGACGTCCTGCGTGGCCACGTCCGTCAGCCGCTGTGCGAATGCTTTCGTGGCCTCACTCGGCGCCAAACCATTGCGGCGAGCCCAGATGTACTGCTGAACAGGGCGGGAGTACACCTCTGTAGGCGTCGTGTTCGCTCGGGGGTACGAGTTCACGATCGTCGCCAGCTCGGCCTTCCCAGCACCGAGCTCCTTGAGCACCGCAGTCTGGAACGTGCGCGTGATGACGCGAGAGCGCAGGTTCGCGGATTCGACCAGGCTTGCAGAGCGTGCCGCCATTCCCGTGACCGCGTCGACGTCGTCCCACCGGTCGAACCCGCTCCACAGACCGAGCAGCAGTTTCAGCAGCTGAACGATGATGGAATCCCGCGATGCCGCCTGTTTCGTAGCCATCGCCGCGATGTTCGCCATCGAGATCTCCTAGCTGGCCGCCGCTTCGAAAGCGTCGTCCATGCGGTCCTGCCGTGCCTGCTCGATCTCGGCCGGTGAGAAGCCCCAGATCTTCTCGTCGATCATCCGCTGCGGCATGCCGCTGGCTTTCGCCTGCGACGCTGCCGAGGCCTGCTCCTGAAGCGATGTCCGAGTAGTCGGACCCCAGATGGGCTCCAGCTCTCCGATCTCGGCACGCACCAGGTCGCCTTGCGCCAGAAAGCTCGTGCTGATAGACGATGCGATCGGCATTTCAGCGCGATCGCGCCATTCCTCGACCGAATCGGCGAATGCTTCTCCGCCGGCCTTCGCTCCCTCGGCCGAAGCATTGGCAGCATCCGGGGACAGGATGTAGATCGGCGTGCTCGTCGTCGACGCGAGGGCTTTCGTGTCGTCTTTCGTCGCCTCGAGCAGCGGAGTGATCTCCGTGACCGTCGATTCCCACATCTTGGCGCCTGGAGGGAGGTTCCACAGGGCGGCAGGGCCGGCCTTGTAGATCTCGTCGTAGTTGATGGGCTGCCCCGCCTGGGGATGATCGGCAGGATAGAACTGAGGCAGGGGTTTGTCGTCCCCCGGCTGGATGCCGCGCTGCCGGAAAGCCTGCATCGCCGTGATCGTCAGACGATCGCGGATGTCGATCGTGATGCGGTCGAGGGTGTCGAGGTGCTTCTCGAACATGCCCTTGCCGTCGGCTCCCGAGTACTTGAACACGGGGACTTCTGAGGTGTATCCGAGCGGGACGGGGTCGCTCACCCAGTCCCAGTCGCGACCTGGGGTCCAGCGTCGGCGGACGATTCCGGAGGGGACGCTCGACTTAAGCGCTCTGCGGAATGCCTGGCGCATGTAGCCCGGGCGGAACAGCGTCAGCAGCTCGACCTGGTTGATCGGGTCGTAGCCGACCGTCAGCGCGGCTTCGGACTTCCACGGCTGCAGCGTGTATTCGCGTGTGGCGGTAGTCCATCCGCTCGAGGGGATGACGAGCGGCGATGCGGTCGGGGAAGGCACTCGCGGACCAGTCGTGGTCAGGTACGCGCTGCCGTAGATCCCGGCATCCTTCAGGAAGTCGCGCTGGCCCACTTTCATGCCGGAGCGCTTCCATGTCGCCCACGCGGCCGCATCACCATTCGTGTCGCCGGGAGCCGCGGTGCGGAAGCCCCGCACCTTCAGCCGCGCGACCTTGGATGAGACGACCAGGTCGGCCATGTTCAGCCGGGAGGAGTGAATGAACCTCCGGTAGGCCTCTCGCATTGACTGGTCGGTCTCATCCGGGAGCGCGTTCGTTCCGTCGGAGTAACTTTTCAGCTTCGACAAGCGGGGGAGGTCGCGGCCGAAGTCGGCCGCGAGCTCCATCACCCACCAGTCGTCGGTGCCGGGGCGACTCGTTGTTTCGAGCACGGGCACCGCCTCCTTTTATCGGATCCTGAATGGCACGAACTGATCGTCGGCCGGCTTTTTCGACGCGTCGAAGTCGGCGCAGGCTTGAAACGCCAGGGCCGCAGCGACGGCTGCGTCGATCTTCTTTGGAGAGTTCTTCTTCTCCTTGCCGATGACCGTGCCGCCGCGGCGGGACCACTTCCTCGCGTTGAGGAAGTGGCGGGTCATGACTCGGCCGAGGCGGGTGTCATCGTCGTGCGACATAGTTCCCGACGCGATCGCCGTGCGCAGCAGCTCCAGCGCGTCAGCCATCTGAACGTCGCGCTTGGTGTACCAGGCAATCTCGTTCTTCGGGCCGGCCTTCACCTTCAACTGCTCGCCGTAGTCCTTCGCCCATTTCCGGACCCAGTCCTGCCAGTACGGCGGGTCGGCGTAGAACCCGACGACCTTGTACTTGCCGAATGCTCGAGCCACGGCAGCGTCGACGGCGTCCTGGTCGACTTCCCAGTCCTTCGCTTCGGGACCATCTGGCTTCTCCTGGATGTGAATCGGGAACAGGTAGCGATCGCGCACTCGACAGCCGATCAGCGCCGTGGCGTCATCGCTTAGTGAGCCGTCGAACCCGAGTGTGATTTCGTCGCCCTTCCATGGGCGCACGAACTCGACTGCGAGCTTGAGTTTCGCAACGAGTGCTCGGATGTGTCGGCGGCCGCGCGGTGTCCAATCCTCCGGGCTGACCCATGCGTTTGCTGCAGCGACGACCGCGTTGAGACGCATGCGGCGCGTGCGAGTCACAGGCCGCCGTGGGTCGTAGGCCTTCTCGACGAGCCCATCGAGCGAGTTCCACTCGATCGCGTCACCATAGGCGTCGACAAATCCCGCGCGGAGCGCCTCCTCGTCGGCGATGTCTTTGACCTCGCCCCACCGGTGATCGAACAGGAGCCGCGGCTTTCGCGCGCGGCCTTCCTCGATCTGGTCGGCGTATTCGTAGGTCTGCTCGGCGACGGACTCTTCTCCGGGCTGGTACATGGTCGTGGTCTCGAGGAACCAAGGCTCGGCGTCCATCGATCGCTTGCCGAGGTTGTCGGAGACGACGTCGTACATCTCGTGCAGCTGCGGGGTGTTGTACAGGTGGGTCTCGTCGAACACGACGTAGGTTTCGAGGCCGCCGTCTTTCGATGAAGCGCCGGACGTCGACCGGACGATCTGGCCGCCGCCGGGAATGACGATCTTCGACAGGCCGGCGACGACGCCCCATGCCTGGAGCTCGAACAGTGGCGCGTCGGAGCTGGTGAGGTTGAGGTAGATGGTGGCGAACGTGTTGCCGGTCTGCTCTTCCTCAGTGGCGAGGACGCGCACGAACGGCGATACCACTGCGCGGCCCATCGGCTCGCCCTTGGAGTAGGTGTAGGTCCGGCCGAGAAACTCGTACTTCTCGCCGCCCTTCGCCCAGCCGGCGAAGCGTGAGGGCCCGAAGGCCTCGAACAGAGCAATTTTCGCGGCCAAGCCGGACTTGTCGCAGCCCTTTGGACGGGAGAGGAACGCGGAGTCGTACAGCCGGCGGCCGGTCTCGGAGTTCAGCGCGTAGCAGTCGACGACGAAGCCGTAGTACTCGTCGCCGAATCGGGGATGCTGACCGATCACGGGCCCGGGTCCGTGAACGGTGAGGTTCTCCATCCACCACACGGCCAGGTGGCCGAGGGAGATAGCGCGATCGTGTCCGGGCGCTGTGATCACCCGGCGGGGCATCAGCTGGTCTGGCCGATGACCCGCTGGCGGCGCTGCGCGTCGAGGTTGGACACGTTGTTGCGGCCCGCAGGCTGACCGGAGTTCGCCGGAGACGACGGCAGGCCGGTGCTGATCTCGACGCGGAGGCGCGAGCGGTCTTCGGGCGTTGCACCGAACTTCGCGGCACGCAATCGCAGCTCTGCCGCGAGCTCCCACCGACCGCTAGTCCAGAACTCGTGGTGAATCCGGGCGGTGTCCAGCAGGTAGTCCCAGTCGGGCTCGGTCATCATGCGCACAGCTTGTGGAGACTTCCGCCAGTGGTTCCACCACTTGACGGTCATCGGGTGCCACAGGATCTTTTCACCGTTCTTGTCGGTGAGGATCCCGCGAGGCAGTGCGCGACCGCGCGTTTTTCCGTCAGAAACGAGCTTTGTTATCTGCTCGTTGTTGCGGTCCCGCGTGTGCTCGCTTTGCGGCGCCGGGCCGCGGCCGGGCATCAGCGAACCTCGACAAACATTGGGAACTCGGCGTATTTCATGGTCAACCTCCGGAACGGATGCCGTGGCCAGATCGGCGCATTGGCGTGGTCGTGATTTTTCCCCCCAGACTCCTGCGCACCGCGGGCAGCAGAACGCGTAGCGGTCTAGGAAGGGGTGGGGGGTGGGGGTGGACCCCCCGGTACCTACGTGGTGGCGGCGACAGAAGGAGTGTTGGATTCGATTTCGTCCGCCGCGTGGCGGAGTGCTTCGACGATGCCGCGGCGCACCCCCACCGTGGACACACCGAGGGCGACAGCGAACGTGGACCCGTCAGAGTCGGCAACCGACGAGGTCACCGGAAGTTCGATGTCCTGGCGGAACGTGCCGAGGTCGACCTCGACGAGAGAGTCTCCGGCCGACGCGATGAGCGTGACGGCGAGGCGACCCTTCAGGGTGCCGGCGATGGTAGCCATGGTGGTGAGTCTCCTAGTCGGGCGAGGGCTCTTCGTGCAGGCGAGCCAGGGTCTTGTAGAGCAGCTTGTTGCCGGGCACGTAGCCGAGGACTGGGCCGTCGCCGCGGTTGCGAACGACGTGGCCGAACACCTTGGGGACGGCAAGAGGGTCGGTGGGTCCGATGATGCGGTCCTTGCCGGCGCCAGCCTTGCGGATCTTGACGCTGTCGCCGAGCTCGTGGTCGCCGATGCCGTAGGCCACGGACTTCATGGTGGCCGCGACTCGTTCGGCCACGGCATCCATCTCGGTGGAGCGACCGACCATGATGGCGACCGTGCGGGTCACGCTGTCGAAGACCTCAGCCATCGTGCGTCTCCTCAGAAGGGTGCGGGATCTTCGCCTGGGCGCCTGCGCGTGGGGGCGTACGGCAGCGGTTCTACCAGGCCGGGGTGCACAGGCTTGCTCGCCTGTGCCTGCTCTCGCTTGGCTTTGCCCGAAGCGATGCCACCCTCGCGACCCGTCTTCTGCCGGTGGTGGTACATGCACAGGGACTGAAGGTTGCTGTCATCATCCGACCCGCCATCAGCGTTCGAGACGATGTGGTCGACGTCCGCAGCAGGTCGGAGACACTTCCGCTCGGTGTCGAAGCGGACGTGCTGACACCTGTACCCGTCACGCTTGAGGATCCTCGGCACGGTCGTGGAGGACCAGCCAGGCGGGAGGTGGCTATGCCGATCGCTGCCTACCCAGCCGGTCGGCACGAGTGCTCCGCCGCAGTGGGCGTAACCAAGAAGCGGAAGAGATCCGGGTTGTCCGTCAGGACCGAGAGCAGCGGGCCCTCCAACATGCGGACGACCTGCTCCTCGCGATCGACCTTGGTCTTTCCGAGGTGACGCCAGTCGGGGGCGCCCATGACGCTTTCGCACAGCGCGTGCAGCAGCTCGTGGAAGAGCGTCAGCGCGACGACTCGCTGGTCCGCCTCAGGGTTGAGGTAGATCGTGGCGTTGAGGTTCTTGGTGTACCCGTAGTTGCCCTTGGTCTGGGTCTCGTGCTCGAGCTTGATCCAGTCGTCTGGATCGCTGTTGATCGCGTACTCGACAGTGCCGACCTTGATGTGCTCGGGGTGGATGAGACTGTTGGTCACGGTGCGGATGCCTTCCCGGCTTCGAGGACGGTATTGAGGTCGAAGGCCCCGAGCTCGCTATCACGGCACGCAACGGGCAGATCGACTTGGTGCGGGTAGAGCGGCGCGCCCTGGGCGTCGTATCCAATCGGCTCCACAGTCAGCCTTTCCCGATCGGGTTCTTGCCAGCTCGCGCGCTAGGCGGATATCCGAAGACGTCCTCGAACCATGCGGACACGGTCTGGTTGAGGTACTGGGTTGGGACTTTGCCGAGCAGGTGGCGGCGGAGAGCCGTCCATGGGTGGGGCGACAGTCGCCACTTCGCCAGGCCCGGGCCCTTGGTCCAGTACCACTTGAGGTAGCCGCGAGATCCGGGCCGCGGGTCTGCGACGACATTGATATGCGCGATCGCCATGATGACCTCCGGAGAATTTGAAGTGGGCGAGCACGACACGAGAGGAGTGCCGTGCTCGCCCGCTCCCGTTGGTGACCACCACGACACCTCGGCACGGGAGAACACCGCGCGCTGAGATACCCGAGATCTCAGCGACACGAGGCGCGGATTGAACACGCGCGCAAGACGATTGGGCCGGAAACGCGAAAGGCCCCGCCGAAGCGAGGCCTGCGTTCGGGTGTGCGGCACCAGAACCTAGTTACAAAGTGTCCATGCATTTCCACTGCATCGCGGTATTGGCGATCCGAACGTGTCGGCGTGTCGGCATCAGAGCGGCCACGGACGGCATGGAGGCGCATCAGGATTCGGCGAGCGCGGTGGGTTTTGATCCGGGGGTTTCTGGTGCCTGTCGTGGGGCTGTAGGCGCGGGTGGTGTGGTGGCGTTTCGAAGTGCTGGTTGATGAACGGGGTATCCCGAGCATGAGAGGCAGATGCAGGTGCGGTCGCAGCGATTCACTAGTCGAGTCTCACGCCGATGCCCTCGCTATTGAGGCCGTCGAGGTCGCGCCACTTCGCTGGTGTTGCATTGGTGATCTCGCAGTCCCAGTAGCTCGAGTCCTGTACGAAGACCGGGGCTTCGGGGTCTAGTGTCTGCAGCTTCTCGATGAGCTCTCGGACCTTCATCGGCTGCTCTCGTGTCTCGTCTGGGGTGAAGGGGTGAGACCTTGCTCCGGCACGATCGACCAGTATTCGTCTGGGGGTCCGTCTAGGCCTGTGCCATCCGGGTGCGGGTCATGGATCATTTTCCCCTTCTGCCAGACCACGGCGTGCCGGAAGTCTCCGCGCGGTGATTTCCCGAAGGCGAGCAGCGGGCGGTCTTTCGGCTCGTCTCGGGTCCAGAGGAGCAACTGCGCGCCGCGGTCTTCGACGTAGAGCTTCAGCGCTTCGCCCCAGCGTTGGAACTGGACGAAGTGTGGGACGGCTTCGATGGGCAGTTCGTAGATCGAGGCGACGGCGGCCTGGAGGCAGTTGCCGAGTACTTGTGATCCCTCATCGAAGGCGATCGTCTGCTTGACGGGGATCACTGGGTCTCCTTGAGTTGCTCATCGATGAGGTGGATCAGGCCGGGCGGGCATTTGCGGAGGCCGAGGCCGCCTTGCCATCGGATGGGTTCGGCGAGCGCGAGGGGGTTGCCGAGTTGGAGGTGCCAGCGGTCGGGTTCGGCCCATGGTGAGCAGTGGAGTGCTCCGAGTGCGGGTGATCCGAGGTGCACGGCGACCAGGCCGACTATGCCGATGATCATGCCGCGGGGTGCGAACCGTTCGTCGGTCGAGTCGATGCTGTCGGACGACCAGACTTCTCCGTCGTCGGCGGGCCAGCCGTTGGTCTGGGTGGTGATGGCGCGGCGTAGCTCCCAGTCGTTGCCGTCGGGTTCGTCGAAGGTCAGTCCGGCATGGATGGCGACTGGGCCTCGGTAGTTGCCGGCGATGTTGCGGACTCGGTTCTCGACGTCTTTGCCGCCGTGGATGATTGCCCAGGCCCATGGCTGGCGGACGGTGAGGATGCGCGGCGTCTGCCAGGTCATCGGTTGCCTCCGTGGGTAGGCTGCGGGTCATGGCCGAGCATGTGATCAGGTTCGAGGTGGATGCCGCTCTCGCCCGGGAGGCCGGTGAGGTCGCTGCGGAGTTGGGTGTCACCGTGCAGGAGCTTGGGAAGACCGCTTTCGAGGCGTACATGGCCGGCGTCCGTGAGGTTCGGCAACTCGACCTGGATCTCGACCGGCTCGGGCGGAGCGGCAGCGAGCTGCTCTGACACTCCCGCGGCTCGATACGCGAGCGACTGGATGACCTGCTGCGGCAGCGGCTCCGGGTGACGGTTGATTACGGCCTTCCGTGCGACCTTCACGCGGCCGGCATCGTCCACCGTCCAGACCCCGCACCCGTAGATGTCGAACCCGGTCTCTGCGTGCAGCGCACCCCAGTTGTCGATCGACTCGAACAGTTCGATCGGCATCACGTAGACGAATCGGTGAGTGACGGCCGCCCATGGTGCTCGCTTCTGCCAGGTGTCCCGCTTCAGGTCCGCCTTCGACACCTTGATCTCGATCGCGGTTCGTTGCAGCGAGTCGAACATCAGCGCGTCGATGCGGCGTATCGGCTTCGAGACGGCGGCGCGCTCATCCCAGAGGTGGTCGTGGATGACGACCTCGTGCACGACGGCCTGTCGTGGGTAGGCAGCACGGATCGCGGCGAGGATGTCAGCGGACTTCATCGTGTGTTCTCCTGTTCCGTCTCGGGTGAAGGGGTGAAGAGTGTCATTTCATCCTCAATCCCGCAATCAAGCCCACGATTACCGCTGACACCGCGAGGAGACAGACGGTCAGGCCAACCCAATCGCCGATGTTCACTGTGGCTTCTCGGGTGAAGGGGTGAACTGGGTGCGGTGCCACGCGTCGTGCAGCACGACATCGAAGACGACCGAGCCGCAGGTGACGCAGACGTCGAACTCGACCCGGTCGTTGCTGCCCACGAAAAGGCCGGGGGTCACGTCGACGACCCTTCGTTCGGTCAAAATTGTGACCTCGGCTTCGCTGGGCGTGTATTCGTCAGCCACGGTCGGCCTCCTTCGCGGCTCGAGCAGCTTCGAGAGCAGCTCGCGCGTCTGTGCGCCAAATATCAGCACGGGTCGGGTCCTCGCGGACCATTTCGGCCCATGTGTAGTCGCCTACCCCACCTGCCGGCTCGAACATTACGTACGCGACGGCATCCACTTCGGCATCACTGATGGGTTCGCGGCGTATCTCGGACTCGGACAGGCGCAACCGCTCAACCTCAGCGAGCAGAGCCGAGATGTCGACGCGCGCGTGAGCGATGAACTCGGCATCGGATGGCGCGACGATTGCAACTGGGTCGTCTGCGTCGACGTCATCGCTGAACAGCGTTACCAGCCCGTCATCGTCATGCGATGAACCGGTCGCGTTCCACGGCCCCGGCGTTGCAGCTTCCGCTCGCGCTCGGATCGCGTCGAGGTCTACACATCCGGACTCGGACAGGCGACGGTAGCCGTGATTCCAGGCTCGCTCAGCGGCATCTGTCGCCAGCTTCCGTCGCGCTGCCCACTGGATAGCGGCAAAGGCGCGCCGCTGCTCGGCGGGGTGCGGCTCGAATGCGTCTGGGTCATATGCGCGAGCGAGAGCTTCCCGTTCGATTTCTTCCGGGCTAGACATCAGCCCTCCTCGGCGAGCGCGAGGGCTGCTTCTGCGCGGTTCATCCGTGCCTTGTAGTAGCTCTCCATGTCGTGTGCCTGCAGGCTGAGCTCGCGGAGGGTGGCGATGTGGCCGTGCAGCTTCTCGATGACGCCTTCTCGCTCATCCGCGGTGAGCGATGGCCAGGCCTCGGGGAGGGTGATTGGCCCGTCACCGTCGACGATCTCGCGTGCCAACTGGGTTGGGACGTTGATCATGTGGGCGTCGGCGCGGCGGTCGTAGAAGGCGGCTTTGTAGAAGATGCCGACTCGGCGTACTCCGCGTTCGTCGAGGATGTGGGTGTGCATGGAGTGTCCGGTGCCGGCGCGGGTCCATCCGGCGGGGAGGGTGACGTGGGTGAAGAGGTCGTCGCCGGCGACGGGTTCGCCTTTGACGAAGCCGAGTGCGGTGAGGTCGTCCCAGGGTGCGTCGGTGGGGATCTGGTCGGAGGTGAGTACTTGCTGTGCGCCGGCCGCTTCCATGCCTTCGATGTAGTTGGTTTGGTTGCCGTCGAGCATGCCGACGAGGTGCTGGATGGGGTGGCGGTTGGCGGTGTTCTCGATGTTCATGGTGGTCTCCTTCGGTGGGTCAGTGCTGGGTGGTGGTGTTCTTGGGACGGTGTCGCTCTTCTCGCTGGCGGGTCTGGAGCGTGAAGGTCTCGAGGTTGGACGTGAGCGGGACACGGCCGAGGATGATGCGGTCGAGGAACTGCTCGTAGTCGGAGCGCTCTCGTGCGGTGATCGGTGTCCAGTGTTTGGGCCATCTACCGCTGTCGATCGACGTGACGTGTGGGAGCTCGAACCGCATGCGGTGTTCGTCGACGGATACCGGGGTCGCAGTCGACTTCCACATCGCGACCGGATCGATGAGGGGCTGACGCGGTTCGCCGTCCAGCCGGGCGGAGTCCGCGGCGTACTGGTACTGGAAGTCGATGGGCAGACCTGTCATTCGCGCGAGCCACGCACTGGTGGTGACGTTCGCCAGCTGCCGGAGCTCTGGTCGACGGAAGTTCTCCTCGAGCACGGCATCGTCGAGGATGAGGCGCACGTCGACGTCGCGGTAGTCGGGCCGGGTGATCACCGAGCCGACCAGGTATGCAGTCGTTCCCCATGCGTCGGCGATCGGCTGCACCGCGGCGCGCAGCGAGTGCAGGTCCAGCAGGGGAAGGTAGTTCACCCGTGCCGACCTCTCCGGCAGGTCAGGAGAACCGAGCACGGCGGTGGCCATCGCGATGTAGTTGTCGCGGATCTCCCGGTAGGAGGCGATGTCGTGCTCTGCCTTCGCCATGACCTCGGCCCAGTCGTCTTCTGGCCGGCGGTAGTCGTCAGTCGCAGCTGTCCAGAGCACTCCGGCGAGCGCCGAGACCTGTTGTGGGGTGGCGTCAGTCATGGTCGTTGTCCTTGGGGAGAATTTCGCGGTGGGTGAGGGGTAGGAGCTCGAGGCCCGTGAGGATCATGTTCACGAGTTCGTATGCGTCGACGGGTGAAAGTGCGACGGTGACGTCGCTCTGCTCCGTGGACTTGTTGATGCGGCCCTGAAAGGTGATGTGCACGGCGAGCTCGGCTCCGGCGCGGCCGAGGAAGAATCCGTTGGCGAGGATCGATTCCATGGACTGGACGAGCATCAGCCGGTCGGAGACCATGAACATCTCTCCGTCTGGGAGCTCGACGGGGTCAGCCATGCTCGTACCCCCTCGCGAATTGGCGGGCGACTTCCTGGAGGGCGTCGTTGAACTGGCGGGCGGCGCGCCCCCAGAGCTCCATGACTATCAGCGGTGGGTCGACAGGTTCCGGCTGCAGTTCGCGGATCGCGGCGTCGAACTTCTCGTTGGCGCGACGGAGGCACGACTGGACGGCTCGTCGCACTTCGGCGGATGCGATGCTCTCAGCCATGGGTCTCCGCCTTCGCCTTCCGTGCGGCTTCGAGGGCTGCGAGCGCGTCTGTGCGCCAGAGGTCGGCGCGGAGGGGGTCTTCGCGGATCATCTCGGCCCAGGTGTAGTCGCCGCTCCCTCCGGTTGGTGGCTCGAACATGACCTTGGCCACGGCGTCGACTTCGGCGGGAGTGATCTCGTCGGGGTCTACCTGATGGATGTGGTCGAGCCATTGGACGGCGAGCGCGGCGATGGTGGTGTCGTAGAACTCGACGGAGCCGTGGCCGCTGGTATCGGGGTCGGTGCAGGCGCAGCTTGCTCGGTAGCCGACGGTATGGCCAGCCCAGGAGTCGACCGATTCGAGGTCGGTGAGGAGGTGGTCGTTGATGTCGAAGGGTGTTGGCTCGTCGGCAGTGGTGGAGTCCGTCATTGAGGTGCCTTTCGGTGCTGGTAAGTGCGGGCGATGTCGGCGAAGAGGTACTGGCGGGATCTCATGCCGGTGGTCTTGATGGAGCGCCACTGCTCGGACTTCGCGAGTTCGAACGCTTTCGAGCGGCCGATGTCGAGGGCTTCCATGGCGACGTCGATCTCGACCCAGTGGTTGTTGCTGCCGTCATCGGGTGCCGGCATGTTGCATCCACTGCTCGCGGGTGATCTTCGTGTGGGTCGGGTTGCGGGAGCAGAGGATGGTGGAAGGCTGGTCGGTGTCGGCAGGGAGGATGCCGACGAGGGGTGCGCCGCAGACGATCTCGCCGAGCGCGTCGTCGTTGGCGATCGCGTCGGAGCAGAACATGTTGCGAAGGCCGACGCGGCGGATGGACGGGGCTTCGAGAGCGAGCATCAGGTTGGCGCGGTTCTCTATCGCGCGCTCGAGGAAGATCGCTCCCTCGCCGGGATATCCGGACAGCCACCGGGAGTGCCAATGCGCGAGGCGGGAGAGCTGCTCGGGGACAGGTTCCTGGCCGGTGAGCGAGTGAGAGTGGGTGACGACCTTCCGGTCGGTGAAGTGCTTCACCTGCTGCTGGCCGAGGTCGTCGTAGTAGACCTGGTGGCGGTCAACCTCGGTGATCTCGTCCGCGGGCAGCGGGCGGAAGCGCAGCACCATGCGGGAGAGGAACTTCGTGTAGTGGGTGATCTCGTCGATCGCCGTCGCCGCGGTCGGGTTCCACAGGGTGGCGACGTCGGCGATCCCGGATGTCTGAACCCGCTCTTTGTACTCGCTGCTGCCCCGACGCACGAGAGAGGCTTCGAGCAGATTCCACGACCCGGCGATGTCGAGAAGGATGCGGGGGAAGCGGGCGTGGTGCCAGTTGCACAGGTCGGTACCGGCCACCGCGAAGCGAGGCTCGTCAGATCCCCGCTCCCGACGGCATGCGGCGGCTTGGCAGTGGATGACGGTGGTCGGGGTGACCGTTGCGGGGTACTGGTCCACGGGTGTTCTTTCTTCTGGGGATTCGGCGAGCGCGGCAGCTAGTCGTGCTGTGGTCAGCGGGAGCGGGTGAATTGCTGGAGCGCGTCGGCTGCGCGGGCGGCAGCTGCAGCGAGCTGCGACATGTCGAGGAGGATCGTGACCGTGACCGTGGGCTCTTTGGCCCGGCGCCGGTTCGCGAGTACTCCGGGTAGCGCGACCGCGATGAGGATGATCGCGGCGAGCAGCACGACCGCCAGCGCCACGATCACTGGTCCTGCCCCGCACGGTCGTAGCGTGCTCGGCGGATCTCGGCGATCTGCTCGCGCATACGGTTCTTGAGCACCTCGAGCTCTGCCTGTACTCGGCGTCGACGGCGAGCGCGGCGGATGGTGCGGATGAGAGCAGCGATCGCCGCGGCTGCGAAGATGATCGCGAGTGGCCACCACCTGTAGGAGAGGATGATCGCTCCGTAGACGGCGAGCGCGGCTATGGCGCTGATGGTCATCTCGCGGAGGAACCAGAGGAAGCTGTTGCTCACTGGTCGGCCTGCTTCGCGGCGGGTCGGTTTGAGCGGAGGTTGAACCAGTGCTCGGCGAGGGTGTCGATGGGATCGGTTCGTTCGTCGAGGCGTTTGTCGGCTTCGTTGGCGAGCCAGGTGCGGACGTCGTCTGATTCGAGCCAGTCGCGTGTTTTCTGGACGAGGTCGTATTGCGGGTAGAGGACGTCTTCGCCGTTGAGTACCATCACGGGGCCGGTCCATCCGCGGAGGGCGGCGAGGAGGGTGAGGCTGGAGACGGAGTGCTGGAAGCCGGTGACGCCGAGTTCTCTGGCGACGGCTTCGTGGGCGATGTAGGCGGCGCGCCACATCGCTTCGACGCATTTGCCGTAGCTGTCGGTGTTGGGGCCGTAAGCGACGGTCGGGTCGGAGACGCCGTCGATGAGCGACTGGATGGCGGGGCCGAGTTCGTTGATCGAGGAGGGAACGGTGGGCTTGTCGGTTGTCATGAGCGGGCTTCTCCTAGCGTTTCGGATGCGGTGATGGCGGCTCGGCCGCCTTCGATGAGGGCGAGTGTGCGGAGTTTGCTGAGGGCGTTGCTGAATGTGCCGGATCCCGGCGAGTAGCCGGTGGCCGTGGAGATCTCTTCGGCGGTCATCGACTGCGGGTACGCGAGGATGAGCGCGGACAGGATGGCCCGGTGCATGGGGCCGACCTGGCGCATCCAGTGGTCGATGAGCGCAGGCCCTGCCGGTAGCGGTGTGAAGTGGCCGAGGGCGTCCAGCCCGGCGCTGGTGATCGTCATGGCTTCGCGACCGCCGGTGATGAAGCCGGCGGTGCGCAGCGCGGAGAGGGCGTTGCTGAAGCTGCCGGACTTCGACGAGTAGCCGGAGAGGATCGCGACCTGGACGTGGTTGCACGTCCCGTAGGTGGCGAGCGCGGTGAGTACCGCGCGACCCATCTTCGACACACGTGGGTCACTGCCGACGCTGGGTGCCCTCTCCTCACTCGCCGCGGCCGGCCGCGGCGGGGTCATGGGAACACTCTCGCGGGCCACGAGTGGCTGCTTTCCCGGCGTCGGCAATGAGTCGGTGGGGGCCGTCCACTTCAGTGGCTTGGCCCACTGGAGCAGCTGCTCGAGCTGCTCGGCCAGGCGCACGAGCTGTTCGCGGACATCTTCGGGGATCTGAGGAATCTCGATCACCGGCTCCGCTGCGGCCGCGTTGGCGGCCTGCTGCGCGAGCTGGCGCTCAAGCCGCACGATCGTGGCGCGCAGTTGCTTCGGGTCGTCGGCCTTTGCCTTCTCGATCGTGTCCGCCATGGCACTGGCGATCGCGCTCAGGTCGACAGTCGCGAGGTTCGTCGGCGCTCGACGGGCCTCCCCCACCTTCGGAGTCTGGCCGGCGTCGAATGTCTCCCGGAACCGAAAGCGGAAGCGGATCGGCTCGTCGCGAGCGGGCTGGTACAGCCAGCACTCTCCGGTGTTGAGACTGGCGAGGGTGGTGAGGATGTCGGCGGCGTTGGCCTGGTACTCGATCCAGCCCTTCACCGCGGCGCGGTCCTGCGCCGACGTCGTGCGCAGGATGAACAGGTTGTCGACCTGGGTGAGAACGTTCTTGTTCACCGATGCGGCGCGCTGTGACAGCAGCGAGACTCCGATGCCCTTGAATCGGCCGAGCTTGACGAGCTTCTCCCATGCGCCGACCATTCGGGCGTCGGCGCTGGTCACCATCTGGGGGATGTACTCGTGGCACTCCTCGAGGATCAGATGCATCGGCGTGCGGTCCGCGACCTTGTACAGCTGGGAGGCGAAGGCGGTCATGAACTTCTGGATCTCGGCCTTCGAGAACTCAGAGACGTCGAGCACGCACGACAGTCCCTCGCGGACGATGAGGTCCGCGATGATCGTGCCGGCGCTGGGCTCGAGCGGGATGTCGCCGTGCTGGCCGCCGAACACTGGCACGGGGAGCGCGCTGTTGGGGATGAGGCCGGAGGCACGGATGCCGTACCAATCCCCCTTCGGGTCGACCGCGACGACCGGCACTCCGGCGGCGTACATCTCCTCGTAGAGCACGACGCCGGCGGACGTCTTCCCGCTGCCTTTCTTCCCGAGGATCCCGTTCGACTCCGTCACGAGATCGAGCGGGAGCCGCAGCTCAGGGTTGCGCGCGACGAGCAGCCCGTCCTTCTTGATCTTGGAAGCGGGCATCAGAGGTCTCCCACCTCTCGGCGGAACTGGGCGAAGGTAGCGCCGCACACGCACACGAGTTCCGGGCCCTCCCATGAGTGCGAGTGGCTGTTGGCCAGAAGGCGGTCCACACCTCCGGGGCCGTGCAGGTCCATGCAGTCGCAGCAGACGAGGTTGTCGACGACCTTGCCGCTGGCGAGAGCCTGCTGAGTGAGGGGCGAGACCCACACGCGCTCCGCACAGCGGCTGCAGTCGCGTACGACTGATCCCGCATTCACCAGCTCGTCCGGCACGCATGCGACGCGGATGGTGAGGACGACCGTGTCTTCGGCGCGGAGCTTCTCCGCCTCGGTCTGCTCGCTCACTTCGTCTCTCCGCGGTGGAGTAGGCGCAGCGGAGCCCAGTCGAGGACCGTCTCGTCGGTCCAGGTGAAGTCCGCCGGGTTGTAGCCGGCGGCGTACCAGGTGCGCCGACCGGTACCGGGCGCGAGCCAGAACACTTCGCCGACGGAGCATAGGAGCACGGTCCCTCGCGGGAGCGCACGCACCTGGTCGACCTTGGTGATCTGGAGGATCTCGTTGAGGATCGCGACGCGGTCGTCGTAGTACCGATACACGGTGCCGATCGAGATGCCAACGCGATCGGCGATGAGGGCCGTGGTGAGCGCATGCATGCCGACCTCGGCGAGGACAGCGCGGGCGGCGGTGAGGATGTGCTGCAGCTGCTCAAGCGAGCGCTTCTGCGTCGGCTGGTTGCGGAGCAGCTCGGGGCTGACCACGATGTCGGAGAGGTTGAGCTTCTTCATCGTCGCGGCGCTCATTTGCCGGCCGCCTTCGCCGTCGCGATGATCTGCTCCTCGACGGCGGCGAGGCCATATCCCCACGCCACGAGTTGCTCGAGGTAGGTGGCGATCTTTGCAGCATCAGTCCAATAGACGCGCCACCCCTCCTTGTCTTCGATCTTCGCTTCTACCTGCCCGATCGCCACGGCGAGCGCGATGAGTTGGGCCCGGTCAGGTCGCTCGGCGAGTTCTTTCGCAAGGGGGTTCTTGTCGAGGTGGTTGGAAGAGTGGCTGAGGCCGAGCCACTTCTGGGCGTGGAGTCGGCCGGACTGGTTGCTGTCGCGGGGGTGCTCGCCTGCCGCAGCCGTAGCGAGGAAGCTGATGACGTCGGAGGTGGTCAACTTTCCCTGCAGGAGGGTGGTGGCGATCCATTCCTGGCGGACCTCGGTCGCGATGGGCCATGCCTTGTTGCTTTCGCGGGTGACTTTCCGCTCGGCGAGTTCTTTCTCGGTCAGCGGCGCCTTGGTGGAGGTGCGCACGTAGTAGCCATCGGGGATGGGCTTGACGAAGTACTCGGGCGTCCAGACGATCGTCCACTCGCCGTTGATCCAGGTGCTGCTCTGGCGGAGGATCGCGCGGAGACCTCTGCCGATGAAATCTTCGAGCACTGCCGACTTCTTGTATTTGGCGTCGGCGTACAGCTGGGTGATGGGGGTGGCGTCCTTGAACTCAATTCCGGGTTCGAAGACGGGGATGCCGCGCTCCTCAATCGGCGCGGCCGCAGCGGCCTTCTCGGCACGCTCCTTCCTCTGCTTGCGGATCTCGGCGATGCGGTGCGGTAGCTTCTGTGGCTCAGCCGCGGCTGTCGTAGTGAGTTCGGCGACGACTTCGGCTTCGTCTTCGAATTCAAGGATCTGGGCGATCTGGTCGAGGGTTACCCCACGCTCGAGCGCTTCGGGCACGCCGGGCTGGACGATGAGATCTAGCGCGCGCTCGATCGACTTCTTCGGAGCGTTCGCTTTGCGAGCGATAGCGTCGGCAGACACTCCCATCTCGAACAGCGTCTGGTAGGCGCCGGCGCGGTCGGCCTCGGTGATCTCGGTGCGGTGCTCGTTCAGGATCAGCTGGCGGATCACTCGAGTGGACTCGGCGAGCGCGGGGTCTGTCACGAGGACGGGGATGTCGGTGTGGCCGGCATCGAGGGAGGCGAGGTAGCGGAGCTGGCCGTCGCCGAGGTGCCAGGTGCCGTCGACCTGGTAGCCCTCCACCGGGGTGAGCACGCCGTGCTGTTTGACGGAGGAGGCGAACGCGGCGGGGATCTTGGTCACTTTGCGGATATTCGGGTCGACCGTGAGGTCCGCGATCGGGATGCGGATCGTCGTTCCGATCTCGGCCGGGGTGGTGGGTTGCGTCATGGTGATGCCTTTCGTGGTGGTGGTTCTAGCTGGGCTTCGGAAACTGGTGGGATTGGCGCGCAGTGACGGCGGCCGCGCTGGTGCGGAGTACGCGGTGCACGGTGATCGGGTCGAGCTCGTGCGCTTCTTCGGTGGTGATGTAGTGGTGCAGCAGCTGGTAGTACCGGGGTGCGGAGATTCCGAAGGCGATGCGGATTCGCTCCTCTTTCAGCCCGACGCGAGTGCCTGCCTGCTCGGCTTCGAAGGCGACGATCTGTGCGATCGTCGGCCGGCCTTTGCAGTCGCCGCGGTGCCCGCGCTCGAGAAGGCACGGGGTGGTGTCGGTCGGCTTGTCGCACTTCGGGCGACGTGTGAAGGTGCGCAGCTGGATGTCGCGCGCGCGAGCGTCGAGATCTCTTTCCTCGGTCACGCGGCATCCCCTGCGTGCGACGGGAAGACCCCACGGAACGTTGTGGCGTGGATCGGCAGTCCTGGGTACTCAGCGGTCGCTGCAGCGAGGCAGCCGGTGCACGGGGTCGGCTTCGGCAGGTTGCCGCCAGTGACGCCCCCACCGACTGACCAGCCGGGCATGCTGCGATCGAACCTGTCGATGCCACACATTGTCGGGCCAGGAGTGCCGTGCTTGGTAGACCGCACCAGGTGGATCTCGCCTACTGGCATCGAATCGAAGAGGCCACCGTTGGCAAACTGCAGCGTCGCGAATCCGGTGACCTTGTCGGCCGGGGCCTCGATCAGCTGGGGAGCTGTCCAGCGGTTGGGCTCCTCGATGTGTTCGGTGAAGGTCCACCCTGCAGCGAGGAGCTTGGCGCAGATCGTGACGTCGAGGCCGCTTCGCTTGCTGACCTCCTCGGCAAGCGCGTAGACCTTGCCGTTCTGACGGGCGCTGTTGGTGAGTGTGGTGGTCATTGGAGTCCTGCCCATCTGGTGATTTCGAGCTCCATCCACTGGCGAGCGTTGAGCTTCGGGTCGACGCGGACGATCCGCGCGGTTGGGGTGTCGACAAAGTTGGCGGTGTCGTCGGGTGCGAGGCCCGCGTCGACGAGGCCGTCGACCATGGCCTTGATCGTGGGGCTGAGGTTGATCGGGTCGCGGCGACCGTTGCTGAAGACGAACCAGGTCAGCTGGGCGCGGAAGCGGCCGAGGGGTGGGATGCCGTCAGCTGCGTCATGCGCTGCTTTCCTCACGCTGCGGACTTTGCGGGCGTAGGCGTGGTGGTTGCCGCGTGATCCGTTGGGGTCGATCGGCTTGGTCTGGTAGTCGAAGTCGAGGATCCAGCCGTCATCGACCTGGTGCGTTGTGGGCAGGTTGCTGTCGCCGATGAGGACGTAGCGGCGGAGCCATTCCTGGCCGGCGTCTTCGGGCCGGCGCCGGACCTTGGTCATGTCGACGATCGTGCGGTTCTCGGTCATGCTGGAGCTCCGATCGGGCTGATCACGAAGAGCAGGTCGAAGTTCTTGGCGGACTGGTGGCATCCGCGGCACTGGACGTACTCGATCGAGGCATGGCGGAGGCGGTCCATCGCGGCGATGCACTTCGCTCCGACGAGCAGCGCGAACGGGCAGTAGACGCAGCGGATGATGTGGGTCGCCGCTTCCGTGCATCGAGTCCCGCTGCGGAACGTTGTCTGGCAGATCGGTTCGAAGTCCAGGTTGTCCAGGAGCCACTTCTCGACAGCGCCGGTGGCGTCGTCGTGCAGCTGCTCGAGCTCTTCGTGCTGCTCCTGGTCGATGACGATCATGCTTCGGCCCACATATCCATGCCGCGCTTCTGCCAGAAGAACGGGTCGTTCTCGAAGGCTCGGAGCACGTACGCGGTCGGCGCCGTGACCGACTCGCCCTTCGCTGCGGGGAACGCCAAGACGGCGTAGGCGAGCATCGTCGCGATGCGGCGACGGTCGACCTCGGGGATGTCGGCGAGCATCGTCGCCGCGTGAGTGAAGATCCGGTTGTGGTCGAGCTCCCGGCCGATCTTGCGCTGCCGGCGCCGGGCGAGCAGCCCCAGCTTGGGTGAATCTGAATCCCGGTCGTCACCGACGCGGGAGTTATCCACAGACTCTGTGGTTGTTCTCCTAGGTGATTGTTTAATCAGGAGAGGGTCTAAGGAGAGGGGTGCGAGATCTCGCGCGATTTCGCGAATCTCCGCACCCATTATTTGGGGAGTGCGAGATTCCGCACCCATTATTTGGGAGTTATCCACAGGCTCGGGCGCCATTTCAGCCGAAGCGATCGCGCCGGGCTTCGGGATGTTGACCTTGTACACCGCACGCTTACCGGGGAAGCCCGCGGCGATTGATTCGAGATACGTCGCTGCATTTAAATCCTGGATGAGTTCCAAGGCGCGACGCTTGCCAACGCCCGCCCACTTCTGCACCTTCTCCAGGCCCGGGAACGAGTGATCGGTCTTGTCGGACGCGTCGTCGGCGACCGCGGCGAGCGCGAGCTTGTGGGACGGTGAGAGCTTCACGGGACGGCCGTCTTCGGTCTCGTGCTCTTCGTAGAGCCACTGGAGTTCCATGGCGGCGATGAGGTGGCGGATGCTCATCGGGCGTACACCTTTCCCAGGACGTACCTGAGAGCGGCCGCGAAGGCTGTGCGCGTGATCCATTGCTGTCGGCGTAGGACGTCGACGTACACGCCAGCGTCGGTCGGCCAGGCGACCCACAGGCCATTGAGCTTCCGGATTGTCCAGCGGTCCATGTAGACGGCCGAGCGGCGAACGGGCGCAGCACGGTTGTCGAGGATGACGGTGACGAGTGGCTCTGGGAGCAGGTCGCCCTCGGGTATGAATTGGGACATGGTGTGCTACCTGCCGATGTGGATGTTGACCGTGACGCCGGCGGGAAGATGGATGGAGCCGTCTTCAACCGGGGACTCCACCAAACGGAGTCGCTGATCGTCGGCCTCGGGCTCGGCGCTGGTCTCGGCCTCGGGGTTGGAAAAGCTCTCCGTATGGGTCGCAAGGAACCAGATCTTGGTGAGGCGGTCCTCGGCTTGTGCGCGTGCAGCCGCTTCCTGGTCGTGGCGGTGCTTCCAGTGGAGCGCTTCGTTCTCGGCGTCGGTGAGAGCGATGTTGAGTTCCGTAGCGCGATCAGCCGCGGAGTGAGGTGTCACGGTGCGGGTGGTCTCGCCCTGGTCGTGTCGAGCAGCTCGTTCGCGCAGATCGAGGATGGTGCTCTCGAGCGCGGCGACCTTGGTCTGGTGATTCGCTTCGGCCCTGCTCGCAATCGACACGGCCTCGTCGTGCGACTTGGAGAGCAGTTCGCTGTACTTGGCTTTCGTATCGGAGAGCTCCTCCGTCAAGGATGTGATCTCTTCCTCGAGCTTGGTGACGTGCTCGCCGTCAGATCCGGTCCCGGTGGCAGGGTTGACCGACTCGAGTTCGGAGATCCGGGTCCGGGCGAACACGAGCTCGGCCTCGAGGGCGGTTACCTGGTCTGCGAGCATGGCGCGGCGGGAGCGGCCGGAGTCGTTCGGTGCGCTGGGATCGATGTCGATGTCGTTCCAGTCGTACGGGCCTTTCCAGTCGTGAGATTCCGCGAGGATGATGATGCGCTCGTTCGCGTGTGACCAGCCGATAGCGCCGGTCTTCTTGTTCTTTGGCTGGTCGCGCAACTTCAGGAATCGGTCGCGGATGATTCGGTGGGTGACGTCGGTGATGGTGTCGGGCGGGCACAGCAGCAGGCACCAGATGTTGTCGACGCTGATCTGGGTGTGGTGGGCCAGCTCGATGGGTGTGTAACCCATCCACGCGAGCGCCTGGAGGCGTCGTGTTGCCCCAATCGCGGCGGTACGCCCTTCAACCTTGGCCGGCGCCGGCTTCGGCGCGGGCTCCGCCTGGAGTGTGGCGGCCGCCTGCTTACCCTCAATGGCCGCCGGGGCTTCATCTGGTACTAGATGGCCGATCGGTTCCCAGCCCTCGGTGGTCGGCGCTGCCATCTTCAACGCCGGCGAAGCAGCACCTTCCGGTGCCTCACCATCGGAGGGCACGCCGGCCGCCTTGGACCGGTAGTCACGCTCGTAGTCGCGCTTAGCCTGCCGGCAAGTACGCCCGTTCTCGTCGCCCGGGCAAGCTGCTTCGTCGGTGCATCCGCGAGCAACACCGCCCGAGGTTCCGTGCGGAAATGCGGGGTCGGACGGTAGGACTTTGGCTCTGGCCATCGGGGGCTCCTAGAGGGTCGGGAGTTGAAGCGGGGTAACGGTGGGGGTTGGTGTGGGCGCAGGGTGCTGGAACGGGAAGGCGTTGGAGGCGAGGAGGCAGCCGATGATGGTCGCGAACGCGAGGGCCATCAGGAGCAGGTAAGGCAGGCGGGGGTTCATGTGCCGGCCATCGCTTTCGTGCATGCCGGGCAGTAGGCGACGCCGGCGCGGCGCGTGTCCGTGCCGGGTAGGACCGTCCACCCCGCCGCGAAGAAGTACTCGAGCGACAGGCCGGATCCGGTGCCGGCGATGTGGACGGCGGATCGGTCTGCGTTCTCGCAGATGACGGTGGTGGTCTTTACGATCGCGATCGGCATCAGGCAGCCCTGCGGGTGGGCTGACGAGAGGCGTCGACGGCGGCGGGGATGCCGTGTTCCGAGCGATCGCGGAGAATCGTGCGGACGTCGCAACCGAGACGGCTTGCGATCTCTTCGTCTGAGTAGCGCCAGGTGTTGAGCTGCTCTACGACGGCGAGACGTTCCGCCTTGGTCAGCGTGATGCGTTCGCCAGCAAGGGCCAGGGCGACAACCGCGTGGTCGAAATCGGTGCGTTCGTCGAGGTCGACGGCGGGAGGCTCTGGGTCGAGATCGATGTCATCCCACGCCAGCGGTGGAAGCCAGCCGTAACCCTGCGCGCGGGCGATGGCGCGATCGCGGGCTGCGCGGTGGTGGGCGGTGTCGCATGTGGGGCGGATGTTCCAGAGCCGGTCGTACGCAGTGACAACCTTGTGTCTGGTGTCTCGCTCGACGCTGTCGAATGTGAAGTGGAGGATTCTGCGAATCGCCGTGACGGTGAGATCCATTTCCACGGCGAGCGCGGGTGCTGTCCAGCCGATGGCGACGAGGGCCTGCAATCTCCGTGCGACGCCGGTCGTCGGATACCAGGCCTGTTCCCAGCGACCCATGACCTTCTCGCGGCGACGTCGGAGGGCTTCAGCGGCAGCGTGTTTGCCGCAAGGGGTGCAGCGGCAACGGTGGTTGTTGTAGCAGGTGTGGGACTGGTCGTGCTTGTGCTCTGGTGGGCAAGTGAATGGTGCGTCGGCAGCCGCGTTCATCAGCGGGGGCCGATGGTCTGACGTCGCAGCAGGGCGATTGTGAGAAGGATGGCGATGATCGCAGCGGGCGGGACGAAGTACATCCAGCCGGGGCTCTGCAGTTCAGCGGCTGAGCCGGCGATCGCGAAGAAGGTGATGATGGCGATCCAGAAGATCGCGCGGACGATGCGGCGAGTCATTCGAGCTCCAGGAGGGTGAGTGCCGGTGGGGTGTCGAGGGTGAGCGGGGTGAGCCCGCCGAGACGCTGGTGCAGTTCGTGGATGCCGGTGGCAGTCAGGCGCAGCTGCGGGTAGAGCTCCTTGCGGCCAGGCACGCGGCGGCGCTGTTCCACCAGGTGGCCGGCCTTGAGGACGTCGGGCTCGGGTACCCAGGCGGAGTCGCCGCGATGCGTCCAGCCGAGGGCGTGCATGAAGTCGAAGAGCTGGCCTTGCCCGATGGCGATGATGGGGTCGCGGGAGAGGATGCTCGCGGCCAGTCGGACCGAGTAGGTGCGTCCGTTGACGGCCTCCGGTACGGGGGTCGCTTCGTCCTTGAGTCGATCGAGCCCGATCTCGGCGATCGCCTCGAGCGTGTTGTCCATCCATTCGAGGAAGTAGGCGCCGAGGTCGGTCAGGTGGGTGTCGATCGCGCGGCGGCATGCGGCCGCGGTGAAGAAGTCGGCGGGCGGCTCGCCGTCGCGTACTGGGAGGTCTCGGATCCGGATGGTTTCGGCGGGCCAGTGGTAGACGTCGACGCCGGCGTATGTGTCGTAGGTGGTGTCGACGTCGAAGTCGATGCGCGTGCAGACGTCGCCGGCGTGGAAGAGGGGTCCCTCTGGGTGGTCGAGGATTGCGCGGATGTCGCCGTGGCCGAACCACCGGTACACGCTGAGCAGAGGCCTCGTCATGGTGAGGGTCACCGGCCGTGCTTGCTGTCGTGTACCGCGACGCGCGCCATGATGATGGCGGTCGCGACGATGATGGCCAGCGCTGCGACGAGCCCGAACGTCATCGCAGTGTCCGCCGAAATCGCGGTCGACGTTCGTCGAGCTGCAGGAACACGGAGCCTGCGATCGCGGCGAGCGCGAGCAGTGCTGCAGTGAGGAGGAGTGGTGCCATGGTGGTGCCCTTCTGTGGTGGGAGGGACTGGGTGTGGTGGGAAGCTGAGCCCCGGCTTTCTTGCCCCGGCCGGGGACGGGCCCGATGTTCGCGGTCCGAGCCTTTACGGGGACCGCTGCAGCAAGTTCGTGGGTTACTGGGGTGAGGGATGCGCCGCGGGAGCGGGGGCTCCCGCGGCGCCTTCCACCGGTTCGGGAGTGATTGCGGCACCCCGGGTTGTTCCGGTGGGCTCCTCGACGGCCGGGATGGCGACCCCGTCGGGCGGTGACAGCACCCGGGAACCGGCGGACGAGGAAGTAACGGGCTTGAGCAGTCGGCGTGCATCCTTCTCCTCGACGCGGACCTGGCCGCCGGGGAGCTTCGAAACCGGGAGTACACCGTTGGCAGCCCAGCGTTCGACCGTGCGACGGCTGACGCGGTGGAGCTCGGCAACTTCGTCGAGCGTCATCACACCGTTGTGGTTATTACTGGCTGTCATAGGTGAGGACGCTACAACGCTCCGTTATGAACTGTCAATATCCGACACGCCACGACGCTGGGAAATGGATGTGACCCAAATGGGGAGGGCTTGACGGTTTGTCGTGTTCTGTCGTAGCTTGTCGTACATGACGAACGAACAGAGCGCCGCCGTCTTCACGGAGCGCACCACCGACCAGGTGATCGGTGAGAACGTGCACCGCCTCATGTGGCGTGCGCAGGAGAGCCAGTCGGCTCTGGCGCCGCGGTGGGGTATGACCCAGGCCTCGCTGAGCTTGAAGCTGCGGGGGCGACGCCCCTGGTTCGCGGCGGAGATTGCCGCGGCCGCGCGTTACTTCGGTGTCTCGGTCAACGCTCTGTTCGAGTCAGATGACGACGAGTGGGCCCCGTCGGGCTCGAACCGACGACCCACGGATTAAAAGTCCGATGCTCTACCAACTGAGCTAGAGGCCCGCGGGTACAAATGTAGCAGCGCGCGCGACCGACGTAGGCTGGTGCGCGATGAC